TCCCTATACCTATTCAAACCATATTCTTTGTCAATAGCTATTCTATTATTTTAATTAATTATCTTATTATTAGATATAGATTATATATTAACTATGATTAAAGATAACTAAAGAAAGAAACAAAAGAAAAAAAATTAATTATAATCAATCAGCTTATCATTAGATATTGATTATGATTGATAGTACTATAAATATTAATCATAATCAATTATAATTAAATATAAATGCAAAAATCCGAAAGTCAACCCCCAAGCACATGGAAAAATTTCCCAACCGATACAGAAGGTGTCGTAGGATTTGTTTATTTAATTCGCAATAACCATCCAGATTCAATCAAAAAGTATTATATCGGACAAAAGAAATTGCTGAAAAAAATAAAACGAAAACCATTGAAAGGTAAGACACGAAATCGGATATCGTATGTGGACAATGATGTTGAGAAATATTGGGGATCGTCCAAAGAATTGTTGGCAGATATTGAAAAATATGGAATCGAGCATTTTACCAAAGAAGTGATAGAGGTCTGCCAATCGAAATTCCATATGACTTACGCAGAATTAATTTGGCAAATTAAGTGCAACGCTTTGATGGATCAACGATATTACAATGGCATTTTAAATGTAAGATTAGGTGTCATACCCAAAAATTACGTTGACATCGAACGCAATCCTGATACTCTCGGGTTGTAATATGAATACAATTTCCTTTAGAAAAAAGACGATCATTGATATTGATGAGGTTTTCAAAGATACCAATGAGAATTTTTCAATTCTTTTGAGAAATCTCGGATTGACCGCAACCTTTGATTTCTCTAAGAGAAATAACAAAAAATTATACACGCATGAGTTCATCCGAACATTCACCGAATTTTTAAAATACACTCGGCAAGATTTTATATTCTTTTCAAATACTCTCACCAAAGACACATTCCGTAATCAGCTTTTAAGCAAAATCCGCCGAATTTTTAAAATCAATATTATTGAAAAGAATTTTGATATGGATCATTTGGAATATCTTTTGGGGATCTATGATGCTGCAATCATTTCCGAATTCGAATCAGCATTCCAAAACAGAAAAACACCTTCATTTCGTAAGATTTCCAAATATTTGGAAAAGGAGGGTTTAACATTTCTCAATGAGCAATATTTCCAAGAAGTTGTCAATAAGATGATTATTTTTGTTAAATAATCCTATGAGTAAATTTTTGACAATTCTCGAAGAACACGATCCTTCCAATCAATCAAAAATGGATGCAGCTTTCCAAGCGAAGTTCTTTCTATATGAACAAGAAGTGCCTTTTAGTTCTGAAGGTTCCAAGATCATTTTGCATACCGAAAAAGGCGATATCGTCATGGAAGTAATTGGTATCAAACCTCGACAACAAGAAGTCGAAGCAGATGCTGAAGAAGACGAATCTATTAATGCCAGCACTGGCACTTACGAGATTGACAAAGAAGTTGAAGGGCTGGCAGACAAAGCAGCTAGTGGTCTAAAGGGTCTCGTTGGAAAAGCGTTTGGCACTAAAGCGCAAAAGGCAAAATCAGCTGTCAAAGAAAGACAGAATTTGGCGGGTCAAGCTGTCGATGCTTATAAAAAAGGTTCGGAGAGAATCAAGAAGGGATTACAGGCAGTGAAGAGATCAGCCATCGCTAGAACATATTAATATGAAATCGAAAACCTTAAAATTAATTGAGCAATATTATCGTATTATTGAACAGGATGAACAAGATCCTAATGCTGGTATGGAAGCTCCTCCAGAAGCAGCACCAGCACCTGAAATGCCAGCAGAACAACCCGAGACTGTTCCATTGAGTTCTCAAGCAGAAATTCGCTACATTGAAGATGTGGTCTTGGCTGCATTGATGGAACCAAGACCTTCAGGTGGCGATAGAATTGCGTTGGAAAATTTCCTAGATCTTCTGAAAAAACCAGATGCGATTCAGAGAATACAAGGAAGTGGTAAAACCGCCAAAGATATTTATCAAACAAAAATCCTACCAATTATACGCCCTGCCCAAGAAGGTCAGGAATTGAGAGATAATTTGGACTCCATTAGCTAAATAATATTATGAAATTCAAAGGCGAAGAGAATAAAATGATTTGGGAATCTTTCCGTGGTAAAACTGTCAATGAAAGATTTGATGATGAAATGGATTATGATTTCGAAGGCGACGATGATTTCGATGATAATGATGATTTCGGAATGATGCGTGATGATCCCGATTTCGGTGAAGATGGATTTGACAGCGAAGGGGATGATGACGATTTTGATCAACCCCATCAACAAGGAATGGTCATGGAAATCGAACCTGTCGGTCCTGTTGAAAAGCATGAAGTCAATGAAGTTCTCGTTTCTGAGTTGAAAAAGCTCGCCGAATATGCAGATCGTTTGTATGATAAGAGAAACGATTGCGAATTTGAAGATTGGATGGTTTCTGCCATTACGATTGCTTCAACTTATGTTTCCGATGTTTGGCATCGCCTTGATGCCAAAGCTGACTTTGCGAATACCGGATTCGAACAGTCGCACGATTATTAATAATTTTAATAAATGAATGACAAATTTCAAACAATTCTTTGTGGAGAAAAATATATTTGGATTAGTGGAAGACATCATTATTGATGGTGTCGGGACTATTTCCGCCAAATTGGATACCGGAAACGGGGCTTACAATGTTTTACACGGAGAAGATGTTGAATTTGGAAAAGACAAAAAGACAGGCGAGAAAATAGTAAGATTCACAACCATAAATTCCATGAGATTAGAAAAATCAGTCAAAGATACTATCGTAATTAATATTGGAGAGGGTAATACTGTCGAAAGACCAGTTTGTCTTTTCGATTGCATCATAGGTGATAAGAAATTTAAAAGCATCCCCTTTTCCATCAGTAATCGATCTACCAATGACCACAAGGTTTTAATTGGAAAAGACTTCATCAAAAATGAACTGGACGCTCTGATCGATGTGGCATTAAACAACGTAGCCGACAAACAATTATCAGTCAATGTATAAGTTTTCACAAAAAGAATTATTGGAAGAAGGGTTTTGGGATACCTTTAAAAATAGCAAAATTGGTAGACTTGGTAAAAAAGTCATTCAAGGTGCTAAAGAAGTGGCGAGTGTGATCGCTCCTAATACATCATCTCAAATTGGCAATATTGTCAAAGGAGTTAGAGGTGCTACACAAAGAATAAAACAAGCAGGACAGACAATACAAGAACGGATTTTGGATTGGATGGATGAGCAAGGTATAGTTCCGATTCCAGATGAAAATATCAAGCTGGGTAAAAATACCCCAAAGGGGCAACACTATGTGGTTAAGGTTGCGCAAAAAGGTGTCACCCCGACAGGTGATACAGTTCCCGGTAAAAAATTTAGATATCCCCAAGCAATTGTTCTTTTTGATAAAGACAAAGATTCCTTTGATTGGGTCATTAAACCTAGAAGTGATGTATTTATCAAAGACGGAAATGGTGGAGACGAATATTGGGATGAATCTGCTAAACCTAGAAGATAATAATTGACTTGACATTCGTTTCTTATTCGTAAATATCGTCATGGATATTAAAATTGTAGTGAACGAAGATGAGAATTTCAAGATCGTGACTGGTGAAACGGTAGAACTTCCACCAGTCGTCGAACAACCGATCAGGGAAGAAAAGGCACGACCAACTTTGGAAAGTCCAAAGGGCCATTCATGGTTCAATGGCACTTCTTGGGGGGCAAATTAATATGATTAGTCACATCAAAATCTTAAACGGGTTCACCTCTGAACTTCCCAATTTCCATCAAGGAATTGAGTATCATTTTCCCGAAGGTCTGACTATTTTAAGTGGACCCAATGGTTGCGGTAAGACCAGTATATTGAAAATGATTAAAGCCTATTGTGGCATTCCAAATGGATTCGCTGGATGGTCTCGGATCTCTTCAGAACTTGCTTTGGGTGCTCAACAAAAGAGCCATTTCCCATGGGTATATCGAGCCTATTCTCCCGGTCAATCTGATTGTATCGTGGGCTGGGATGGCACTCCAACCTTCTATAATGAAGGAGATGTTAAGATCGATCAATGGGCATGGTTCACAAATAAGGAAATTTCATCGGAAGATGGGATGACTACAGAAGCTGAACACATGGAGGCGATGATTGAGAAGCCATCATCGGGGCAATATCGTTTGAAAAAGTTGAACAAACTTTTCAATATGCTCAAGAATCCGCCTGATCTCACCAAGTATATCTCTCAACATCCTGCCCAAATTGGAGAGGTTGATTATATTCGTTCTCTCCCGCGCACGGGAAGAGTCACATTGTTACTTGATGAACCCGAAAGAGCATTATCTTTGCCAAAGCAAATGGAATTATTCGCGCTTTTGAAAAAAATGTCTAAAGATTACCAGATTATCGTTGCGACTCATTCACCTTTCGTCTGTTTGATGGATTTGGATGCCAAAATCTACGATATTGAGAATGGTTATAGTGCTGAATGTAAGGGAATTATCGAAAAATTAGTAAATAAATAAATGAAAGACTCTTTCACAAAAAATTATGGTGGCATTGGGAAAATATTCGATGCTTGGGAACGAAATGCACTCAACCAAGAAATTGGTAATATTTACGAAGAAAATGTCTTCGGTAAAGAAAGTATCGATATGAACGATCTTCTCAATGAATTCTATGGCAAATCCACTGGAGGTGCTATCAAGTATTCAGATGATTTGGGTGTAGCCAAATCCAAGGGGATTTTCAAAGGATAAAATTATGAATGAGAAAAATAATACATATACTATGACGGATTCTGAAAGAGAAGAAGCCGAACAAATTGCGGCATACTTGGCAAAAAATTATCTGAATGCTGTTTGGGATATGCATTCCGGTAAATCATACACAGTTAGAGATATTTATAATATTCAAGGAAAGTATGATGAAGTTAAATTAGAAATGGTCGAGAAATATGAAAAGAATCTCAACGACAAAGTTCTCAAATTTTTCAAATTGAGAAAAAAGAAGAAAAAAGAGAATATCACATTCAACAATGTCGTTGATATCTTAAAATATAAGTTATGGGAAAAACCCAAACGAAAGTTTGCTTGCTACATGTGGGATGTGCAATATGATATTTACCATCTAGTGCGTCGTGACTAGAATAAATGCGCTCATACCTTGAGAACCTGCGTGATATGCTTCAATATTTGTGATCTAACGATATCGCTCGTGTCGAACTTGACACATTGAATGTCATTTTTTCTTGAGAATTCGGTATCGAATGCTTCATATACTGAAACAAATCCAGAATCTTTAATGTCTGCTTGCGCTGCATCTCCCAGAACAAAATAATGGGAATGTCTACCAAATCGTGTCAAAATGGTTGTTAATTCTCCTCTTGTCATGTTTTGAGCCTCATCAATGATGACAGCACAGCGATGGAAGGTCAGACCTCGAACGAAATTTACCGGTATCGCTTTAATATACTCATTATCCATCAAATGAGTAATATCAGCCTTCGTTAAAATTTCATTTAATTTATCAAGCATTGGCATGATATAAGGAAGAAATTTTTCATTTTCGTCTCCCTTTAAATAACCAATCGAACGAGAAGAACTCTCTACAACCGAACGAATATAAATGATTTTGTCAACGCTTCCGTTTTTTAGAAGTTCAAGTGCTGAAAATACCGCCAAATGCGTTTTCGCACTTCCTGCTGGACCATTAACAAATACCATATTATTTCTCGTATTCTGAGACATATAATAAAATTTTTGCTGGTTATCAGTCATAGGGTAATTATTTCTTAGATTTATACTTGATAAATCAAAACCCTTTTTTATGTGTTCAGTGAATTCCTCTGTTACATCCCGCTCTTTCCTCTTACGAGGTGTCTTTTTAACTGACATACATTATTATTTAACCAAAACCCACTTGATTTCTCAGAAACGAATGGTAAGTTTAATAATATGAAAATCGCATTCAGTGGCAGTGGAAATGTCGGCAAGAGCACATTAATTCAGTCATTTTTGAAGAAATGGCCGATGTATAGGACTCCTGCAAAGACATACAGAGATATTATCAAAGAAAATGATTTGAAACATTCTTCCAATACCACAGCAGAAACGCAATTGCTCATATTGGATTGGATGACTCAGACTTTAGAGGCCAATAAGAATGAAAAACATGTTGTTTATGATCGTTGCCCGTTAGATAATTTGGCATACACACTCCATGCAGCCGAAAAGGATCAAGTTTCTGAAGATGTTTTAGGTGTTACTGTTGATGTTGTTCGACGTTCTTTGAAAAATCTTGATATTATTTTTTGGATCAAATACGATCCTTCGATCAAGATTGTCGATGATGGGTTACGAGATGCTAATTTGAATTACATCAAGGAGATTGACGATATTTTTGCTGGTCTTTATGAGCAATATTCTGATGATTTGGAAAAAACACCATTTTTCATCGCAGAGGATTGCCCAGCGATTATTCCTATTGAAAATATTCCGAATCTCGATGATAGAATTGCTTGGGTCGGTGAATTTATTGATCAAAAGGGTGATCTAATTGAAACACAGGATAGTATTCTCGATCCCAAGAATCTTGAAATGATGGAGCAGATGTTGAGGGACCAACAACAATGGACCGAAAATGACGATCAATTCAGAAATTTAACAAAACAAATCAAGAATTTTAAGATCTGATATTATGAATAATGGTAAAATTGGTGTCGGGATTGTAACTTGCGACCGCCCAGAATCGTTCATCAAATGTTATACGTCGATTCTTCCTGATGCGGAGATGGAACTCGTAGTTGTCAATGATGGATTATCTAAAGATCATCTCAAAAATATTGACAATTTGATATCGCACGATGAACCTTATCAAGGAGTTGGTAAGAGTAAAAATGATGCTTTGAAGTTTTTATTTGATAAAGGATGTGATTATTTCTTCTTAATCGAAGATGATATCTATATTAAAAATCCAGAAGTCTTTCAAAGATATATTGAAGCTTCGATGTATACTGGCATCCAACATTTCAATTATTCCCAACATGGATTGATGAATAAGACATTTGATGGCACGAATCGACCAAATCCAACATATGTGGTGGAATATGGAACTATGAAACTTCCATTGTATCCACATTGTGTTGGCGCGTTTTCCTTTTACACGAAGAATTGTATCAATCACGCTGGATTCTTAGATGAACGATACTACAATGCATGTGAGCATGTTGACCACACATACGAAATCATCAAATTGGGAATGCATCCTCCGTTTTGGAATTTCGCAGATATTGAGAATTCGTGGGAATATTTAGGTGACGAACAATGGAGTTTGCAGCAATCTACGATTTCATCAAAGCCAAATCATTCTGAGATAATCTCAAAAGCTGACGCGATATTCTTATCAAAACATAATTGCTATCCCGGTCAGATACCGACAAGCAATGAATATGATATCATGCGAAAATTGAGAGAAATCAAAGTAACTTACGGTAGTTGATTATGGCTCTGACATTACTCACATGTAATTACAATACACCGATTTTAATTCAAAATTTGTTAAAATCGGTCCGTTCACATTGCTCTGAAATGCCTGAAATTCTCGTAATGGATACAGGAACACCTACGGATATATCGGATGTGGTAGAAGGGGTGACGTATTACGTTATGGAGAATACGTCACACGGTAATGGTGTAAATAAAGGATTCGAGCTTATCGAAACTGATCATGTTTTATTGATAGATTCTGATGTAATTTTGTATCAAGATATCGCACCCATTTACGAAAAGTTTAAAAGTGGAAATTTCACATTATTAGGAAATGTATCTGGTGATAGGGGAGGAAAGCGATTGTATCCCAGAGTTGACCCATGGTTTTGTTTTATAAATTTAAAACATTTAAAAGAATACAATATTAAATTTTTCGATCCTATAAGAACTAAGCAAAGCAGAACAGAGGATAGAATTTATGACATAGGATCTACAATGTTCGAGGATGTAATAAATTCTGATTTTCTTATTGCTAATGTAAATTTGGAAAATAAATACTTCAAACATTACGAAGGTATGTCGTGGAGAACAAAAAAATTCAATCCTTCAGAATCAGATACTGATATTGATTTTGGCGGAACACATAATAATAGATCGCTGTATGAATATGGTTTGATGGTTCAGAAACAATACGAGGAGGATATTAATAATTTATGATTAAATTTAATCTACTAGATACATCATTTATAATTCACTTTAGAAGAGATTCTGAAGATAGAGTATTTAATCTTAGATGTATATTGAAATATTTCCACACTTTTATCGAGTATGGGGAATTATTCGTTATAAATGATGATGCTGAACAAGATCCAGAGTTGAAAAACATTTCAATAGAATATCCAAATGTTAAATTAGTGTTCTTAAAAAACTGCGGTGCCTATAGAAGAACTGAATGTTTCAATAAAACTGCGAGCATCTCCACTAAAAAAGTTCTATGTTTTTATGATACTGATACATTAATCAAACCAAAATATCTATTCGAATCTCAAAATAGTATATTAAATGGGTTGATCGATCATGCATACCCATACAATGGTATGTTTGTCGATGTTAAGAAGAATTGCAGGGAGACATTGGCTAATTATGATTTTGAAAAATTAGAGAGTCTATTATTAGAAAGACATTTGGGATATGATAATGATGATGTAAATGTTATACATACATCATCTGTCGGAGGAATAGTCATGATATCCAAAGAAGCTTTCTCAAAGATCGGTGGTTATAATTCCAATTTTATCGGATGGGGATGCGAAGATGTTGAAATTGAAAGAAGATCGAAAACTCAAAACAAGGTAGGTAGACTACAAAATGAGGATGCAATTTGTTGGCATTTGCGACACGAAAACACAATTAGAACTGAAAGCGATAATTATAAAAATAATATCAACCTTTTATATAATTTATGACAAGTAAACCAGAATTATTATTATGCACATGGCGTCTACTACACGAAAACACTGTGAGAGGAAAACATTCATATTATCACGAGAATCACAAACACGATGAATTTATTGTTCATGGCGTTGATAATATCCTTATAAAACAAAACATTAATTCTTGGAATATTTGATATGATTGTGTCTCTGGCAGTTCCAGTTTATGATATGAAAGGTGAGGGGGTGAAATTTCTCCAAAAAAATCTTTGTTCAATATTATCACAAAAAATTAATTTTGATTTGGAAATTATTGTTTCTGATCAAAGCTTAGATTATGATATTGAAAATTTCTTGAAGATTTCTCCGGTTAATGGTCTGAAATATTTCAGAGAACCGAATAGAGGTAATCATTCCTGCAATACTAATAATGTTTTGAAAAATTGTTCAGGTGATTTCATCAAGATTTTGTATCAGGATGATTATTTCATGGATGAATTTTCTTTACAAAAAACAATCGACGCTTTAAAAAAATCAGATAGAAAGTGGTTAGTTTCAGCATGTTGCCACTCTAAAGATGGAATTCACGTAGAAAGACCATTTCAACCAGTATGGAACGATAACATGCTTTATGGTGAAAATACTTATTCTGCCCCATCGGTAGTTACGATTAGGCGAGAATGTAAAGAAACTTTATTTGATGAAAACATTTTATACATGCCAGATGTAGAATATTACTATAGAATGAATAAATCATGGGGCGAACCTTTGTATCTCCGTGATATTACTGTGGTGAACATGACACATTCGAATCAAACGCAACATTTAATTCATGATAAAATGCAAAATGATCTAAAATATATAAAACAAAAACATGGATAAAAATATTATTAAACAAATTATAGGAGTCAATGATCCAATTTTATTTGAAATTGGATGTGCCGATGGTGGGGATACGCAAGATTTCGTAAATGTTTTCGGCGATACAAATTTCAAATTATATTGTTTTGAACCGGAACCGACGAATATACAACATTTCAAAAATAGAAATTTATCAAATAATGTATCGTTGTTTGAAGGCGCAGTGTCCAAAGAAAATGGTGTGACCAGATTTAATAGATCGAGGAATCAACACGATTATAATGATTATCGATATTCTGGTTCAGTAAAATCTCCGAAAGAACACACTCAAAATTGGCCTCATATCTTATTTGACGAATTCACTGATGTGCGGGCGATCACTCTTGACACATTTTGTGAACAAAATTCAATTCAATTGATCGATTTTATTTGGGCTGATGTTCAGGGTGCTGAAGATTATTTGATTGAAGGTGGTAAAAAAATGTTTGAAAGTGGTGTTAGATATTTTTACACTGAATACTCTGATAGAGAATTTTATGATAATGCCCCAAATCAGCATAGAATCAAAGAACTTTTAGGTAATAATTGGGAGATCGTTCAAGACTTTAGAACTGATGTTCTATTGAAAAATAAAAATTTATGATAATAACTGAATTATACAATGGACAAGGATTGGGTAACCAACTTTGGTGTTATATTGTTACGAGAATCATAGCGCAAAATAAAGGTTATGATTTTGGAATCAAGGCAATAGAAAAATTTAAGGGTAAAGAATTTCTTCAATTATATTGGGGCGAAGAAGTAATTGGTGGTGATGGTCCCGAAGGTGGACCGCCAAATTCTTTGCCAAAAAATATTCAATATTATTACAAAGAAAAATTAACAAGAAATCCTAAAAATTTAATCGATATTAGCAAAAAAGATGATATATTATTGAATATTTCAGATAATACTAAAATAGATGGTATCATGCAATCCTATGATTATGTTGAAAATCATAGAAATCAAATTAGGGATTGGATTAAGATTAAATCTGATAGGAATATTTTAGAATATTCAAATGAAAATATTTGCATTATTCATATCAGAGGTGGTGACTTTTTAGGTAGTAGTGCTTTCCTCCAAGATGAATATTATAGAAATGCAATGGATTATATGAAAGAAAAAAATCCAAATATTATATTTTATATCGTAACTGATGATGTCGAATATGCTAAAAAATTGTGTCCAGATGTAAAGATTATTGGGGGTTCCATCTCGGGGGAAAATGATACTCGAAAGGCTGGACATCATATTGGGGGTCCAATATGGATGGATTGGACAATTATCTACAATGCTAAAAATTTAATTATTTCCGCCTCCAGTTTTAGTTGGTGGCCCACTTGGTTGGGTGGATGTGAGAATGTAATCGCGCCAATGTATTGGGGTGATTATAAGAATTCTGATGGTTATTGGTCTTGTGGTGATGCTTTAATCCCCGGATGGAATTTTTTAAATAGACAAGGACAAATAAAATCTTATGACGTTTGTTTGAAAGAAAAGGAAAATTATGAACAACAAAATTCTCATTATTGGTTATGAAAATAATTGACGCATTTTTATTTTTCAATGAAATTGATCTTTTGGATATGCGGTTGAATATCCTCAAAAATCATGTTGATTATTTCGTGATCACAGAATCAGATAATACATTTTCAGGTAATTCTAAAGAATTATTTCTGGAGAAACATAGAAATCTTTTTGAGAAATTTGAAGAAAAGATTATTTATAATCCAGTTTCAATTCCCTCGGATATCGCAGTTACATGGGATCGCGAAATTTGGCAAAGAAATTCACAATGGGAAGCAATCGAAAAAATATCAACAGATGATGATCTCATACTCACCAGTGATGTTGATGAGATCCCATCATTAAAAATCTTAGAAAATGTTGATAAATGGTTTGATAAAAATGAATTATATCATTTTCAGCAAGATATGTTCATGTATTATTTAAATAATTTTAAAACATCAAATTGGTTCGGAACCAGAGCTTGTGGTAAATCGATTTTAACTAAAAGAAGTATAGATGATATCAGAGAATCAACAGAAATTTTTAACAAATTATCAAGCACTGTGATCAGAAATGCGGGTTGGCATTTTTCTTATATTGGCGGGGAAGAGCAAATTAAATATAAATTAGAATCTTTTTCTCATCAAGAATTTAATAATGATGGTATTAAACAAAATATTCAAAATTCTTTGAATAATAATATAGATTTATTTGGTAGATATGTAAATCATTCCATAGTTGAACTGGATGCCAGATTTCCCGAATATATCGTAAATAATAAACCAAAATATAAAAAGTGGATAAAATAAATTTAGATAACATAACATTAGTTGCGGTGACAAGTGTCAAAATCGAAGAGACTTTAAATGCTTTGGTGGATAGTTGTAAAGGATTAAAATTCAATTCGGTAAAATTATTAACCGATGTGAATTGTGAAAAAAAAGGTGTAGATGTTTATCAAATTCCTAAAATGTCGAATGTTGATGAGTATAGTCGTTTCATGGTTTATGATTTGGCAGATTATATTGATACCGAGTTTGCTATAACAGTGCAGCATGACGGGTGGATCATCAATCCTGATAAATGGTCTGATGAATTTTATAAATATGATTATATCGGTGCTCCTTGGCCCCTACCAAATGATAATTTTTCTTATCGTGATCCTTTCAATAATATTGTCCGTGTTGGAAACGGTGGATTTTCTTTTCGTAGCAAGAAATTGATGTCACTTCCGAAAAAACTTAATCTCGAATGGAAACCATATTATGGTTTTTATAATGAAGATGGTTTCGTCGCCATACATAACAAGCATATTCTTGAGCAATGGGGTTGTAAATATCCGACACCAGAAATCGCTGCACATTTTTCACAAGAAATTAAAACACTCGAATGTGTTGGTATCACACCTTTCGGATTTCATAAGTATTTACCATGAATTCTGTGATATAAAAATATTGATATAAAATAATGAAAATTAATATTGTTGGTTGCGGATTATCTGGCATCACTGCGGCTGCTTTGCTGAAGCATAAGCATGAGATAAAAATTTTCGATACACGAAATCATATTGGAGGAAATTGTGCAGATGCTAAAATTTTCGGAATGTTGTATCACAAATATGGCCCGCACATTTTTCATACAGATGATGAAGAAGTTTTCAAATTCCTTTCTCAATATACCGAATGGTTCGATTTTAAATATCAACCAAAGGCTGCTACTCGATTAGGTATGATATCTATCCCTTATAGTAAAAAAACTGTTAAGGAATTGGGTAGAGAGTTATCACAAGAAGAAATTGTTGAAAATATTTTCAAAGATTATTCAGAGAAGCAATGGGGTGTCCCGTTTGATAATATACCAAAAACGATTACAAATAGAATACCCAAAACCAAAGATTCTGAAGACCCGACATGGTTTGAAGGACAAAAATATCAATGCATCCCGAAAGAAGGATACACCAAAATGTTTGAAAAAATGTTAGAAGGGGTAGATGTCCATTTGAGCGTTGAAAAAAATTATTGGGAAAAATATGATGCCGATTTAGTAATTTATACTGGAAAAATTGATGAATATTATGATTATTGTTACGGCGAACTACCTTATAGAACATTAGATTTCAAACATACTGTCCATGATGAGCCATTACATTATCCAGTTGTGAATGAATGTAACGACTTAGTATCACATACTAGAACATATGATCATAGTATTTTCAATTATGAGCATGATGGTAAAAATACTTTAGTGACTGATGAATATCCTAGACAAGCGAACAGAGACGACATACCATTTTACCCAATTCCATTTGGAGAAGGAAATTCGATTTATTCCAAATATGAAGAATTGACAAAAAAGGAAAAAGGGATAATATTCATCGGTCGCCTCGCACAATACAAATATTTGGATATGTGGATGGCAGTAAAACATGTAATGTTGAAATTGAAAAATTATGAATAATTGTTATGTAAATGTCATCGGTGGCGTGGGTAATCAGCTATTTCAAATAGCTGCTGGATACGCCTATGCCGAAAAATATGGTAAAAAATTAATCATAAATCCTTATAATTGGTTCGCAGGTCAAGGCACCAATCCTTTGGTATACAAAGACACCATCTTTAAGAATTTTGAATATGGGAATTACACAACTACAGATGTAACGAGAATACAAGAAAAGAGATTCAATTATGACCAATTACCATATCATTCTGGGGATGTCTCATTACACGGATATTTCCAATCCTTAAAATATTTCGAAGATGTCAAGAAAGAATTTATATCTTTATTGAACCTACCTGAAATCAGTAATGATTTGAAAATTGATGTAGGTCTTCATATTAGACGAGGTGATTATTTGAAGTATCCAACTATACACCATGTCTGTCATACAGAATATTTCGAACATTTCTTTGAAAAATTTAAAGACAGGGACATCAAGGTATTTACCGATGATCCTGATCACGTAGCGAACGAATTCTCCAATTATAAATTTGATATATTGAAATCGGATTCAGATATTAAAGAGCTTGCATGTATGACGAGGTGTGATACACTTGTTGGTAGTAACTCTACTTTTTCTTGGTGGGCTGCTCTGATCGGTAATAAAACATCTTATTTCCCTTCTAAGTGGTTCGTGAATAATAGTGAAGCTACTGACATTTATCACGATAAAATTATAAAACACGATGTTTAATGCAATAAATCACATTCTTTTCGATAAAAAGGGTGAAATGACCAATGAATTACTGGCAGAATTTTCTCCATACATGGTGACTCGATATTTGAGTTTCTATGATGGTGATCTGTTGAATTATGCCAATGAGACTGTGAACAAGTATTCGGAAATATTCGACACTGATGAAGAAAGATTTCGTTTCTTTGAAAACATCATCCCGAAACTGAAGAGGAAAAATATCAATTATATTTCTAAAAGAAGAGAAAAATGAAAAGTCTTGTTGTATGTCCCACATATGGTAGGATTCCTTACTTGGGAAGGATGCTGGCGTCTTTCTTGTCACAGGACTGGGATGATAAACATTTAGTCATCATTAATGATGATAAAAATGTGACACTACATTGCGATTATTCGAACGTGACTGTTATAAATTGTAACAAGAAAATGACAGTCGCGGAGAAGAGAAATATCGGCGTCTCTGTTGGTAATTACGATTTAATATTACCATTGGACGATGATGATATTTTTCTACCGAACCGAATTAGCAATCATATTTCAAAATATAGTGATAACAAAGCTTACAGAAATGTGCCATGTTACATGATATATGGTGATAAATTTTTAATAGATATCTCAGCCCCAAATTCAATTTCTTTTAAAAAAGAAGAGTGGTATAATGTCGGTGGATATAAAATTTTAAAGAATTCTAGGGCAGATGACGGCAAAATTTATGATGATTTGAAAAATCGTAATATCTTATTAGAAGAAAATGATAAAGATAATATCGATTTTGTATACCATTTTGGTGGTGTCAATTATCATTTATCATGCATCCCTCATGACACTATAGATAAAATAGCCCACCAACAATTAGTGGATATGAAATTAGAAGGAGGTCATTACTGGATAGAACCTGATTATGATAAATTGAATATGATCCATGATTTGGTCCACCACTACAGACAAATCAATACACCGTTTAAGGTCAAGCATGGTGGAAATTGTCAAATATCCATTGACAAATAAATAACATCAATAAATACTTTCATGTCGAACGTATCAATTGATGTTTTAGCTACCCAAAAGTCCCATATCGATCTCAGTGATAAGGCACTGCCTAGTGATTTTGGTTTGGATGATTATAGTTTATCGAAGCTTTTCGATGATGTGATGCTCCTTGAGTATTGCGATTTGGTCACAGGCGAAGAAACGGGTGATTATATTTTACGTGGAGGTATCGCAATCCCTGTCGCCCAAGTTCATAACGCTTGGAGAAAGGGTAAAGTTATCCTCAAAGGCCCAAATGTTCGATACACTGAAGTCGGTGATATCGTAGTGTTCCCTAATAATATGGGTATCCCGATCACCAATTTGGAAGTGACGGGTCATGGAAAAGTGAAGAACGGTCTGTTCTTGAACGAGCAACGCATGTTTGGCGTTTGTGAAATAAATGCTGAAATTAATAAAAAGAACTGAATTGCAAAGATTACTGAAAAGTAATATTTGCGATTTATTGATTGTTCGTAGGCGACCTGAACGCGCACCGGGACGACCGGAGTTACGTCAGATGCTTTGCACGAACAGTATGGAAATTCTTAGATCGGAAAATGGTCTGAGAGTATTAAATTATTCGGGTTCCTTTGAACCCAAAAAAGTTGACGAACGCAAACATAATCTAGTCGTCACATGGGACATTTTCATGCAAGATTACAGAAATGTCTCAATGGACATGTGCTATCTCGTTCAAAAAATCCCAGCAGACGACAACTTTTGGAAATTTTTCAATGAAAATATATTTCCAATGAGTCCAAATGAAAAAATGCGATACATGGACATTGAACTAAATCTCGATACTTATCAATGAATAGAATTGAAGAATATTTAAAAAAAATAATTTTCCGCGATGTGAAATTTGTGCTGAATTCCCGAACTATCAAGTCGGGTAAAATACAAATGTTCAACACGAAACAAAATTTTGTAAGATTCAAAATTGAGGAAGATGGGGAGGTCAAAGAATGGGAACTCTCCTACCCATACGATGTCAAAGTGACTGATAATGGATTTATTTTTGATTACGCTCTGAGCGCATTTTGCCCAAGAACTGAAGAGGTTTATTGGAAAATGAAAGCGATCAACAAATCGGACGCATCCAAATTTTTCGACAATTATCTTTACGTCTTGACATCCTGATCGATTCTGGTATTCTCCCTTCCATGAAGGAACCGAATAGTGCGAGTTTGATGTAAAACGTAAAATATGAATAATTTAATCTTAAACTTTCCAGAGGGATTTAGCCCTCGTGACAAGCAGGCTCAGGCGCTCAATGCCATCGAAAAGGCATTCGAGAATGGGAAAAAATTTGTGATCGTTCACGCCGATACGGGTGTTGGTAAAACACACTTGGCGAAAACTCTTGGAAATGTATCCAGAGATGTGCCTGTCGAATTCGAACGACTCGTCAAAAATTACAGTGTATTTGCCGATAATGGAGGAGAATTAGTCGAAGATTTCGAACCGTTTGGTTGCTACTCTTTGACGATCACCAAATCCCTTCAAGACCAGTATCAGAATACTTTCGATGATACAGGAGTCTTGAAGGGTAAGAGTAATTATCAGTGTGATGTGGACGATACATTGTCAGTTGATGTTGCTCCTTGCATCTACGTGGCAACACAGAAGAATGAATGTTGGAAGGCGAATCGTTGCCCATACTACAATTCTCGTAATGATATGCTCACATCAAAATTCTCTGCATTGAATTATAGTATGTTCTTCTCTCTCCCGAGCCATCTCAAGAAGAGACAGATCATTGTTTGTGATGAAGGATCGGAATTGGAGGAACAATTAGTTGGTCAATTCACCTGTGAAGTGGACATCCCATTTCTTATGAAGACCCAAACTATGGTGACACCGTTCCCCAACGATGATAAGAATAAAACCAAAGTGTTGGCATGGGTCAGTAAAATTTCAGAGAGCGTGACCAATTCTGTAGAGGAATATAAAAATTGGTTCGGGGAGAATAGTAGTAAAAAGGATATTATTACTTTCAATAAAAAGAAGCAGGAGTATACGAAATTGTCGAATCTGCAAAATTCTCTGGCATTGTTGGTTGAAACCTTTTACGACAGCGATTACATCGTCGAGAGATTGGAAAATAACATCCGATTCATTCCATTGAAAGTAGATGTCCTCTCCAAATATTTGTTCCAATATGCCGAGAAGGTTGTCATTCTTTCGGCAACCATTATCGATCCTAGTGCTTACTGTAAGGCTCTCGGTATCACCGATTTTGAATATATCCACATTGGAACTGATTTCAATCCAGAAAAATCGCCGATCCATATCATGGCAAAGCAGAAATTGAATTTCTCAAATCTGAAGTCCATGCTCCCAACTTTGATGAAACAGATCAAAGGAATCATGGAACATCATTCCAATGAGAAGGGAATCATCCATACTCACACTCAGTATTTGGCTGATTATATTCGAGAAAATATAAAATCTGACCGTTTGCTTTGTAGAGAAGCTGGGGTGAATAATGAACAATTATTAGAAATACACGAATCATCCGATGAACCTACTATTTTGGTGTCACCATCGATGACGTATGGCGTGGACCTGAAAGGTGATCTGTCACGCTTCCAAATCATTCTCAAAGCACCATGGCTGCCTACGAAGGATGTGCGAGTGGAGAAATTGATGAAAATTGATAAGGATTGGTATGGAAATGCGATGTTGAAGACTCTACTTCAGGCTTGTGGGCGCAGTGTTCGCGCTCACGATGACTGGTGCGAGACATACATACTTGACGGGAGCATTTTCGATGCTATTAATAGGAATAAGAAGAAGCTTCCGAAATTCTTCCTCGACCGATTTAATTGAATGTAATATAAAAAATTGAAATGAGCAAATTAAAAGAAATTGTTAATAAGTCTTTGGAGAAAACCTATTGGATAAATTCCATCGGCCAATTCAAAAATATTTCCGAATATCCGCAAGAATTCGAACAAAAATTCGGTAACATATCTCTGAATACGATCAGCTTGGATGATTATCTAATCGATATTCAACAGATCAACGAGACACACGAATTTTTGAAAAAATGGGGTTTCGATGTTGTAAAGCAATACAAAATCAATGATTTCAAATCGGCATATTATTTCAATGAATCTCTATATATGATGGTTCGTTGTAATTTTGGATTGCGCCAAAATAAGATCAGTAAAAGTGATGATGAAGATCTGATCACTAGCTATGATAATAATGTGTTCTCTGTATACTTCTGTCCTTTGCTTAAAAATAAGAAGTTGATCGAGCAATTTTTAGAAGAAATTGCCGATTTAAATGTCTTATTTGTTCCTGATTCCGAGAAGAATTTTTATATGATTGCTCAGGGACCACAAGGTCTTTATAAGCAGAAGACAACTTTCAATAATATTGAAATCAAGGATAACAGATATGATTTGTATTATGGTGAATCTTTCCCATATGAAAAAATTGTAAATTTTGTCAAGGAGGAGCATCCTGAGAGTTTGATGCTTCTACACGGAGTCCCCGGCAGTGGAAAATCTAATTTGATCAAGAATCTGATCACAGAATGTGTCGATGATGTCATCTACATTCCACCGTCGATGGTTTCGGTTATATCACAGCCAACATTCGTATCCTTCATGTTGGAAAATCGTGGATGTATTTTGTTGATCGAAGATGCGGAAGAAATCTTGTCGATTGATAGAAATTCTGGCACTCAGAATATCCTTGGTATGACGGATGGATTTCTTCGAGATTGTATGAAGATGCGTATCATCTGCACTTTCAATTGTGATTTGAAAAAGATCGACCCAGCATTAATGCGAAAGGGTAGACTTTATTACGAATATCATTTTGGGAAACTTTCCATCAAAGATGGCCAGAGATTATCAGACCACTGTGAGTTGGATGTTAAAATTCAAGAAGAGATGACTCTGGCTGAAATATTCAATCACCACAAAGAAAACACTTTAAAAAATTCATTCGAAGAAAGAACTATCGGATTTGGAAATTTTTAATTAAGTAATACTGTAATGCGTGATTACAGTTATTTCTTTGAAAATTCCCAACTCCTCAATTTGTTCGTAGCGGCATTTGACGATGCCTTCGTGTATCGATATGATGCCAACACTAGACAGGCTAAGGAGAGAATAGATGTTCGATATGTTAATGGCCCCAAGCACCGTGTTCTACATGATTTGAGCGACCGGGCCAAAACGCTTACATTACCAGTAGTCACAATCGAACAAACCAGCTTGGCTCGCGATCCAAGCAGAATTTCCAATAAGGATCAATTCCTGTATAGAAAACAATTGGATTCTAGCAATAGATTGGCTAAAATCCCGACACCGATTCCAATAAATATCTCATTGGATGTCAATATTATATGTTACTTCAAGGAAGATTTGGATCAAATTATTCAAAATTTCGTTGTAAATTGTAACCCATATATCATTGTTTCGTGGAAAGTTCCTGAGAAATTTAACTTACCGTTTCTCGATGAGATCCGCTCTGAAATTCAGTGGTCGGGTGATATTTCTTACGAGAATCCCAAAGATTTATCACCCGATACAAAATGGAGAATTTCCGCTTCCACTTCATTTACATTAAAGGGTTGGTTGTTCAAGGATTATAACCAGACCCAAGCACCAATTTACGTGGTTAATGCTGATCTCCACGCTCTCCCAATAAACAACAAATTTTGCGAGTATAATTTGTTCGATGCTATCAGTGCAGAAGGCGTCGAAACAGATTCGATATCCATCAGCGCGTATCCAGAATTTACAAATTATTTCATCAATGGTATCCACCAAGGAGATTCATTGATTGTTTCCGAATTGAATGAAAGAAATTTCCAATTCTATGGGAAGCGATTTGACTATAACAATACTTGGTATTTGTCGGCGAATAAAAATATTCCCGAACTGACATATAAAAAGATTGTAACTGCCAAGTTCCCCGCGATTTCCGCATACCAATTACCAGAGAATGTGATCAATCTCGTGAATGATAATATCGCCACAATTTCTCTAAGTTCTAATTATTTTAATAATTTTACTGGTAATGCGGTGTTCGTGACTGCTAATGATGCAGGATGGGTTAGTTCCACTTGATATTTGAGTTATTAGATTAAATAATAAGTATGGCGGGTATCGGCAGTTCAACAACACCATCTTCAAATAAACAATATCAAGGGAGTGATGGTAAAGGCTCTACTTTTGATAGGAATATGCAATCCTATTTGAAGAATCGTGGTAATTTCATCCAACAATCACCCGATGAGGCGAAAAACACGAAATATAAATATTTCCAGAAAATTGGATTACGCAGACCTGAAGCTATTGCGAAAAATTCGGTAGCTCTCAATAATGATTGGAATGGCACAGCGTTTTCAGCCATTTACCAAGACAAGTCCTTCACGGATTTGATGTATTCTCAAGCTTCCGAGGAAAAGCCCGGTCGTCTTAGAGACTACCGCATGATTGCTGCTTATTCGGAGGTTGCTGATGCCTTAGATGAAATTTGCGATGAAACGATCAACGTTGATGAAAATGGTGAAATCGTGACGTTGGAATTTCGAAATACTGATTTGGATTCAGAGAAGAAGGAAGATTTACAGAAAGAATTTTCTCGTTTTATTTCCATGATGGAAATGGAAGATAATGGATGGAATTATTTTAGACAATTTCTTGTCGAAGGTGAACTCTTTTTCGAATTGATCCTCAAAGAGGATTATATCAAACAAGGTGTTGTCGCGATCAAGAATCTCCCCGCTGATCAATTCGATCCTGTTTATGACAACATCCAAACGATGTTAGTCAAGGCATTTATCTACAAAAAGCCGATTTTTTCGAGTGTTGACAATAGAAAAGTTGAACGCTACGAATACATTCCATTTGAAAAGAACCAAGTTCTGTATGTGAATAGCGGACAATATAATGAGACTAAAGATTTCATTATCCCTTTCATTGAGAATTGTCGTAGAGCTTACAGACAACTTTCGATGATTGAAGACAGTGTTGTGATCCATAGAATGGTTCATGCTCCTCTTCGATTCTTGTTCAATGTTGATGTGGGTAGATTACCCGTCCCACAAGCTGAAGCATATCTGAGAAAATTGCAATCGCAATATTGGTCCACTAAGACTTTCGATTTGGATCAAAGCGATATTGTCAAGAAATATGCACCTCAATCCACTCTGGATTCTTTCTGGTTTGCTAAAAGACAGGGACAAGAAGCGACAACTGTTGAAACATTCGGTGGTCAACCATCCGATGGTAATATGGATGTTCTCGATTGGTTCATCAAGAAACTTTATCGTTCTTTGAAGGCTCCTACTTCTCGTCTCAATAATGAAACAGGTTATAGTGACGGAACCGAAATGCTTCGCGAAGAACTTAAATTCGCGAAGATGATCATTCGCCAGCAACAGAGATTTGCCCAAGGTATTAAACGAGCTTTCATCACCCATCTCAAATTCAAAGACATGTTCGATGAATATGATCTTTTCGAAGATAATATTCGCGTAGAATTCAACGTTCCGACGAATTTCTATGACATGAGAGAAAGTCAGAAGCTCGAATTGAAAATCAATACCTTCACCAGTATTACAAACAGCGAATTTGTCTCCAAAACCTTTGCCATGAAAAAGTATTTGGATTGGAAAGATTCGGATATTCTGGCTAATCGCCACTTCTTGCGAAACGAAGCTGAATTCTTATACGAAATCGAACAGATTAAATCCAATGGCCCCAATTGGAAGGAGATCGCTGCTCAACAGGCTGAAGGTGCCATGGGTGGAGAAGGTGGCGATATGGGCGACTTAGGTGGTGGCGGCGGTGGTGGTGGAATGCCCCCAGACTTCGGAGGAGCAGGTGCTACCGTTGGTGGTGGAGAAGCCGATCTGGGTGCTGAAGCAGAAGCACCACCAGCAGAAACTGCTGAAGTTCCTGAACCAGAAGTTTAACTTCAAATTCTTAATTTAGGGGAATATTGAAATTTCTGGCATATTCCTTCGATTTTTGATCCATGGGGTAAATTGTCCCGTGCCATAAATATTCTTTACCTTCTTCTATTGATCCGAGAGGACGGACTTTCACTAACCATTCTCCCATATATTCCCCGAGAGAATTTTTGAATTTTAATTTACCAGAGAATTGTGAGAACGCATTAGTCGATTCTTCCCATCTACGCATGTAATCATCTAATTGATCAGCATCTTCTATGAAATTCTTCCAATTCAATCGAAGCAATTCTTCCGATGCCGTGCCACATAGATGACAATATGCTTCATTCACTTGAATGTTCAACGCTTTTGAAGTAGTGCGAAAAGATGGTTTCGGGTTCAACCAGAACATCGCTTCCACTTCAGCTTTTATGATTTTTAAAGAATCTTTCATGGAACCTCCCCCGTTTGGAGAGATTTCATACTCCACATTTTTCAAACGTGCGTCTAAATTATCGATACCCGATTTGATTTCTTGTAAAATCTCCGGTATTTCGTGTTTAGATCTGGAATAAATTTTATGCTGTTCGTATTTTTTGGCAATATATTTTTTTATTCTTTTAAAAAAAATTACAAAAGTGCTGAATATTCCAATAAGAATTGAAATAGTCTGAGCGTTTTGTGTTAGAAAAATCCATAAATTCATAATATTATTTATCCACAAAAGCTAATACAATTTAACGCAGAACTGTAATAAAATTTAGTCCCATTATTGGACAACGAAGACCAACCAGTATCGGTAGATCTGTCACACACATAGAAATAATATTGATTGGTATTATTGGCGGATGATTGCGTGAAAACAGTGCCTTGACCCCAAAGTATGAAATCATTGGAAGAAATATAATAATATTTAGAACTGTTGTTACTATTAGCATTCCAGCCTGAAACAGTGGGGACACCGCAGGAAAGTTGATAATAAACAGAACTATTATTCGATTCAAATGACATATTATTATTTAGCGTATTAAATAATTCCATGAGTCTTTGTCAAATTGAACCGATTTCAGCTTTCATGTCCACCAATCTCAATTCAAAGATTGAGTGTTATCAACGTTTAGGTGAAAGAATTCTGAGACTTTTGGGACACCCCATGATTAACGTGGAACTGCATTATGATCAACTCCATGAAGCGATTTCAATGGCTACTGATTTTTACACGAAATATGCGGGTTATTCGAAAGAATATGTTATTTTTGATAGCCGATTGTATGAAGGCAATAAGGGAATTCGTCTTGATACACTTTTCTCTGTTGCAAATTCAGGTTATACCCCATCGGAAAAATTGAATAATAAGACCATCGGGCCAAATCCTGATTATGAAATCAAAATACCAGAGAGTCTTTATGTATCTCTCTCGACAATTCCAAATTCTTATTTCGCATCATCTTCGGCTTTGAGTGCCGTGGTCCCATCTGATGGAATATCATCGATGCAGATTATAGATAAAGCGACGTATGATTCTCTTATCGGATTTAATCCGTCCTTGAGTGCTCTATTCAAAGAATCATATCAAAAACCCTTCACCGTTCAATGTGAGCCAAAAGAAGATGTCCAAACATTCAATAATATGTTTGATTATGATATCATGGATTATAGAAAAGTTGTCGATGTTATTTCATTCGAAGAAGGATCTACAACTGGTGTGAATACATTATTCTCGGTGGAGCAAACCATGGCACAGCAATCGTATCATGCTTACTCGCTTGGGAATTATGGATTCGATATTCTGTCTTGGCATACTGTGAAAGATTGGATCGATACTAGAGAAAAAATGTTTGCCACTAGAAGAGACATTCATTTCGATCCAAGAACACAATATTTACGTTTGCTGCCACAACCAAAAAACACCACATTTTATGGTCTTTTAGAGTGTTACGTCGAGAAACCACTTAGAGATTTGGTGAAAGAAAAATGGGTGCTAGATTATGCTACTGCTTTATGTAAAGTCATGTGGGGTAGAATCCTCACCAAAATCAGTGGAGTCGGTTTACCCGGTGGCGGATCTATCAATGGTGATTCTATTTTGTCAGAAGGTGTTGCAGAGAAAAAAGAATTAGAACAATTCTTAATCGAAGGTGGCTATGGAGATTTCGATCCGGTTGGATTCTCAGTGTTCTAATAATTCCCATTGACATAATAACCATTTGACTAAATATAAAAAATGAGACTGTTTAGCGAAGAGGTGAAAATTACCTCGTCTAACTCTCCTCGAAACATCCTTCAGGTTAAAGATTTCCAAGAAGTCTTTTTCGGTGTTTTTGAGGTGCAGATAAACGAAAATAAATATGTGGCCGAAAAGATTTCCGAAGAAAACGGAAATCCAATTATTTCTGTTGTTGTCGAAGATGGAGGCATTACGGCACAATACCCTTTCCTACTTTTAAAAGGAAAACAAGAAATTTATTTCAATTCGGAAAGCGAAGCAGTCGAAATCTTTGAATCGAACATCACGATTGAAGAAGTCGAAGATGAAGAGATAGTCGAAATTGTTGAACAATCTTTTGATAATATTGAAATTATTGAAGATAAGAAACAAGAGATCATCGAAGAAATAAAGAGAGTGAAGAGAGACGCTATCAAGAAGTCTATGGAGATTCTTGAACAAAATGAGTCGAGAAAAATCCAAAATATCAAAAATGAGAGTAAGAAAAAGGAAAAGGCTCTCGCGAAATATTTGGAATCTGCTAGAGAAAATTTGGTAGATGAATTCACAAACATCTCCGAAAAAATTAAAAAAGAATTAATTTTTAATAATGATGATAAATTGGATGAGATTCGCGAAAGTGTCGATCTGAAAATTAAAGATATCGCGGATAATTTAAACGAATCTCTCAAAAAGAACTTCCAAAATTCTTCCAAACTAATTGATAAATCCGTCAAACAATTAGTCAAAGAATTATATGAAAGCAATATCAATCCGAAAGTTGATAATGAATTAAAAAATATTGCAGAGGAAATTGTTGATAAGGTATCGGAAATTGATAAAAATCTCAACAATAAGTTGAATCAAAAGGCAGATGTTTCTTTAATCGAAGGTGTTAATAAAGAATTGGACGCGATTCGTGATGCCAACATTGAACTTAATAATTCCTTAAACAAAGGCGTTCAAAAGGCATTGTCCCGAGTTGGTAATATCGATAAGAGAATCGTCGAGATTACGGAAAAATTTGATAAAAAAATAACAGATACTGAGCAAGAAATCGCTCAGTATTTCGATGAGAAATTATCTTTGGTTAAAGAAGAAACTCTTGATATTACAGACGAAGCGAGGAAATATTTCTTCAATCTTATTGAAGAAAGTAGAGGTAATCTGCTTTCCGAAATTCGTAAAATTAAGGATGAAAAACCTGTCGAATATATTTTAGAATCCAAAAAAGGTGGACCAATCGTAAAGGATTGGGACTCCATTGAAAAGGATTGGAATAAAAAAATTCATGATAAATTTGAAAATTATAAGACAGATTTAAGAAAATATATAGCAGTTTATGCATCAGGCGGCGGAACAAACGCCACTCAATATCAAGACGGTGGCACAATGAATGGCAATCTGACTATTCTGGGGTCTATTTCGGCGAGTGAGTATCTCGGAATTACCATACCATCAGGAGATTATCTACCGCTATCAGGTGGAACTATCACGGGAGATCTAACTGTAAGAAACACACTTTCAGCTGATCGTATTTTCACATCTCAGTTGGATGCTTTATCTGCTAACATCACAGTCATTGACATCAAGCAATACGAATTGTCTGGTTTCAATGTAACTGGTGATTGCACAATTCAGGGTAGTGTTAGTTCTAACGCTGCCGTTTATGGGACTAATTTAGTTTATAATACAGGAGCACAAGATATATCAGGTGTGAAGAACTTTACATCAACACCAACTATATCAGGAAACGCTATAGCAACAGTTGTAGATCCAGTAAGAACAACACTAACTGGTGATGGCACTCTTTCAACATTTGCGATTAGCGGAGCTAACAATCTTATTAATCCATCTGCTTTGATTGTTGCTATTGATGGTGCTTTACAAGAACCTGCTGTTGATTATAATGTAAGTAGTAATCAGATCACATTTACATCACCTCTACCAAACGGTTCAAAGGCTGTAGTTATATCACCAACTAATGCAATACAAGCCGCTCAAATGGTGCCTTCAGATGGCAGTGTGACAAGCTCTAAGATCGCTGGTGGTGTTTCTATAAGTGATCCGACATTATTGGGTCAAGTTTTTGCTCCGAATCAAAATGTTACTAGTAGCGCCAGTGTGGTCACAAAAGGCTATTTAGATAGCACCTTTGGTCAGTTTACACGTATAATAGCAACTACCGATGATACTATTTCACACCCAGCAAGCCGTAATCCTGATTTGGTTTTAAGTGTAAACCTTGAAGCTAATACGACATATCTAATAAACGTCGTTTTTTATTTTACTGGAACTAGCACAGGTCCATTTGGACAATTACTCGGAACATTTAATTTAGCTGACTATACATTATTTCATTCCAGAACAAATAGCTATATATCAGCAAGTGTTGTGTTAGGAGCAACGCCATTTCAATCACTTGGTTCTTGCATCGCTATGACAAATAGTAGACAGGGTGTAAGATATGAAGGCACTATAACAACTGCAACTTCAGGTCGTTTAACTCTAGGTTGGGGTCCATCGACGGCTGGTAATACATTAACGAGAAAAGCGGGATCGTATATCGAAATCACTAAATTATACTAATTATGGCAATAACAAAAGTAACATCATCAGTTTTAGCAGATAACGCAGCGCAAACTAATTTAAATGCGCAGGCATTGATTACGCTTACAAAAGCGATTAGTTCTAGTAACACACTTAATATCACAGGTGCAGTTGCGTTTGGTAATACACTTACTGTCACAGGTGCTGCCACATTCAGCAGCACACTTACTGTCACAAACAACATTCAAAGTAGTGCTGGTAACGTATCATGCGCCGCTGCTGGTTCGTTAAGTATTCTAGGACGATCAAGAATCTACTCACCATCTGACGGAACGCTTCAATTTAGAACCAATGATAATACTCTTTTCGCTAGTGTATCGGCAGCTGGGTTAACTCTTGCAACTACCCCTCTTGCAGCTAGTTCTGGTGGCACAGGATTATCTTCACTTGGAACTGGAGTTGCCGCATTTTTACAAACACCAACGAGTGATAACTTAAGAGCAGCGTTAACAGATGACACTGGAACTGGAGCTAATGTTTTTGCTAATAATCCAACTTTAACTTCACCAGCAATTAGCGGTGGAACGATTGTAAGTAATTTATCAGGGAGCACAGGTTATTCTGTTACGAATTTAACAGGTATACAGAGAGTCATAAGAACAACAACTCTTACAAGACCTGTTGCTACTCCCACAGCCGATCCTCTGCTTACACTTCCAGTAATAGCTGGGAATACGTATAGAATGAAATACTTTTTAGCATTCTCCGGTCTTAGTAGTGCTCAAATGGATGCTGGGTTAAATGGTCCAGCATATGATTTTGTAAGAGGATTTTTATTCAGATCCGGCAATGTAGTGTCTACTACCTTTATTAGTACTAACAATCCATTTGTAACTTTTGGTATAATAAATACTGGCTTGGGCGCAGTTCAATCTGTTAATATTGATTTGGTAATAAAACCTACAGCTAACGGTAATATGAATGTAACTTGGGGGGTATATGCTGGCAGTCTATCTGGTTCTATTTTACCGGGTAGTTATATAGAATCAGAAATAATAGGATAAATATTATTATGATCGAAGCATTAACATCAACACAATATAATAGAGAGCTTGCTATAATTCAAACTAAAGCGGCTCGTCATTATGCAATCACTCAGAATGAATGCTACCATAAGTTCTGGAATCGTGACCCTCAAATCATCCTTGACAGTATCAATAGTGACATACCATTAACTCTTGAACGATTTCAAGGTAACACCGATTTAGGACTGGCTGTAAACAAGCAGTTAGAAAAGACTAATGTAGGTGAACGCTGCATAGTAACCATGCCGCAAGGTTATTCATTTGACGGTAATATTTTCAAATACGAAATTCCTGTTGTTGTAGAGGAAACACCTGTTGCCACAGAAGAGTAACGAAATAAGATTTGTGCCCTCAGAATCATTATTAAGTAAATAAAATAATGGGCAGTTTAGGTTTATCAAAACGCAATAGTAAATTTCATCAAGGATTTTATTCCCCTAAAAATCCTCAAAAATATATCGGAAAGCTTGATAATATCATATATCGCTCTGGTTTAGAATTAAAATTGTTCCGATGGGCCGACAATAATGCAAATGTTTTAGAATGGAATAGTGAAGAGATCGCCATCCCTTATTTCGATAGCGTTCAAAAGAAAAATCGCAAATACTTTATCGATGCCTATGTCAAAATAAAAGAGGGTGATAATGTTAAAAAATATCTTATAGAAGTTAAACCTTGGAAACAGACCCAAGAGCCTAAAGTTACCAAAAGAAAAAAGAAATCCAATTTACTCTATGAGCAAGTAATGTGGAAGAATAATTGTGATAAATGGGATTTTGCGAGGAAATTCGCAAAAAAACATGGTATGGACTTCATTATTATTACCGAAAAAGAGTTAAATTAATAGAATTTGCATTCATTAAACATAAATAATATCATATGCTGAAATTAAAGTTGATCGCAGAAAATCCCGATGTTTTCGATAATTTTGAAGTTATCGAGGAGCAATCTAATAGAAACAGTTCGTCCAATCTTTATGTGAAAGGACCGTTTATTGGATGCAACAGCGTTAATAAAAATAAGAGAATGTATCGTCTCGATGAAACTAGAACAGAAGTTCAAAGATACATCAATGAGATGGTTCTTCCGGGTAGAGCGATGGGTGAATTGAACCACCCCACAAGTGCAGACGTTAATTTGGAAAGAGCTTGCCATTTGGTCACTGAATTGACCGAAGTTAATGATTATTTCGTTGGTAAAGCAAAGGTTTTATCCACTCCAACTGGTCAGATTCTTCGTGCTTTGATCAACGATGGTGTGAAAGTTGGGATGTCCACCCGCGCACTGGGTCAATTGATGGAAAATCGTGATTACAATTTAGTCCAAAATATGCATTTGGTTGCTATTGATGCTGTCGCAGATCCATCTTATCCAAAAGCATTTGTCAATGGTATTCTGGAAAGTAAAACATTCGTGGTTGATCAAGATGGTTCCTTTGGAGAAGTATATGAGAATTTTGAAAAGTCTCTTAAAGTTCTTCCGAAACATGATGTTGAATCTTATCTTCGTCAACAAATCATAAAATTTATCAATAGTATCTAAATAATAATATGCCATCTAAAACGGAAAAACAAAAAAGATTCTTTGGCGCTGTTATGGGTGCTAAAAAAGGACAGAAAAAAGTCTCTGGTGAAGCCAAAAAAGTAGCTAAGGAAATGCCTAAAAAGAAGATTGAAGAATTTCTCAAGACTAAGGACGAAGATGAGCAATCTATCTCCAAAAAAATGAAAAAAGATGGGAAAGCTACGCTCAAAGGGCCAAAAGTGAAGGAGCGCAAACATTTCGCACCACCTACTAAACAGCATAAAGACGAAAAGAAATATGATCGTAAAGAGGGTAAAAAAGTGGACATCCAAGAATCAGCATCGATTATCAAATTTATCGAAGCAATCATGACCAATAATCATGCAGAAGCTCATGCATATTTGAAGAATACCATCAATCAAAAGATTCAACAACAAATTTCGAAAGAAATCGAAAAACCTTTGTTCTAAATCATAAAAAATTATATCAAATCTCTAAATAATATTATGAAGAAAAACAAACAGAATCTTTTCTCTGAAGACGTTCAAGCAAGTCTCGGTCTTTCCGATGAGTCCGTCAATGCTATCCAAGAAGCTTTGGAAGCCAAAGTTGATCTCGCAGTCGAAGCGGCATTGCTCGAACAGGATGAAGTGTATGCCGTCAAATTGAAGTCTCTTATGGAGTCGGTTGATAAGGACCGCACCATTAAAATGAAAAAATTGATGGAAGCTTTTGACAGAGATAAGACTGCCAAGCTTGTTAAAATTGTCAAGAAATACGAAAGAGAACAACAAGTCGATTTGCTCAAATTCAAAAAGCAACTCACAGAGTCTGTTAGCGTGTTCTTGGATGAATTTTTGAATGAGTCTTTCCCGAAAGAAGATATGGAAACTGCGGTTAAGAACAAGACTGCATACAATGTCTTGGAAAATCTTCGCAGAGTGTTAGCGATTGATTCTGCTGTCATGAAGGAATCCGTTTCGGACGCTATCATGCAAGGTAAAGTCGAGTTGGATGGTCTTCGTAACGAAAATGCACAATTGAAGAACAATCTCAAAGTTATCACTGAAGAGAAGAACAAGACTCAGACCAAATTGTTCCTCGAAGCTAAGACTTCGAAATATCCCGAAACCAAGAAGAACTTCATTCAGAAGGCTCTTGGAGACAAGTCTCTGAAGTTTATTCAAGAAAATTTCGATTACACGGTTCGCCTCTTTGAAAAGCAAGAGAAGAAACAACTCGAAGTGATTAAGGAAGAAGCTATCCAAAATCGCAAATATAAGCCCGACTTCGTGAAAAATGAAAAAATTATCGAAGAAAAGCTAAATAATGATGTAGAGGAGAATGATCCTTATTTGAGTGTCCTTCAAACGATGGAATTCAAAAGATAATTTCCACCCCGCACAATGAGGAAGTAATTCCTGAACAAATGTGAATAGAAAGTCAAATATATATGAATATCCCACAAAATGATCTGAATGGCTCAAAGATGCAACGCGCAGTCGCTAAATGGCGTAAGGTGCTGGACTATAGCTCGAACTCGATTCCTGCTATCCAGAACGAACACGTTTACAAGACTACTGCTATGCTGCTTGAGAACCAAGAACAGTGGTGCTTTCAAGAATCGAACAACGCTGGTACTAACGGCGTTTTTGGTGCAAGTTTGCAACCAACTGGAGTTCCGGGTATCGCTAACAGCGATTCCTATGCTACTGGTGATGCACGTTTGCCCAAGATTCTTATTCCTATGATTCGACGCACTTTCCCTGAATTGATCTCCAATGAAATCGTTGGTGTTCAGCCTATGGGTGGTCCAGTTGGTCTTGCTTTCGCTCTTCGTTACGCCTATCAAGGTGATACTCTGAGCGATGGTGGTATCGACGGATACGCTAGTCAAGGTGGATCTGGCTCCAGTTTCGGTAATCAGCTTAAAGCTGCTTACACTGGTGGTAAAGATCTCCCCTCGCTGAATGACACTGTCACTGCTAGTGACGAACTTGGTTATCAACTTCTGGACACACGTTTCACTGGCACATCTGCTGGTTTCCTTTCGGGTAACACCGATCACTGGTTATTCGCAGATCAAGACCGTGGTATCGCTGAACTTCTGAATAATTACGAATTGACGGGCAAAATCCCTCAAATCGAATTGAAGTTTGACAAGACCGCTGTTGAAGCTGGAACACGTAGACTCGCTACCCGCTGGTCGGTTGAGTTGGAACAAGACATCAAGAACATGAACGGCATCGATATCGATGGAGAACTTACGAACGCAATGTCGTATGAAATCCAAGCCGAAATCGACCGTGAAGTTGTGATGCGTATGATCCAAACCGCCTTCAATGCTGGTGCTGGTGCAGGTTTCTCCATCTGGAGTCCTGTTAGTGCGGATGGTCGTTGGACTGCTGAAAGAAATATTACCTTCTATCAACGCTTGCTTATCGAAAGTGGCCGTATGGCTGCTCGTAACCGTAGAGGTGCCGCTAACTTTGTTATCGCAACTCCTCGCGTTTGCAGCATCCTTGAGATGCTTCCTGACTTCAAAGTCTTTGAAGTTAATGGAACTGTCTCCACTGCTGGTGTCGGTATTTCAAAAGTTGGTACTGTTGGTAGCCGCTGGACCGTTTATCGTGATACTCGGACTGAAGTTCAGAACACTACGCTTTATAGACCAAATAGCTACACCAATGCGCCTAACAGCGGTAACGGTGTTGAGTATGCGCTCTTGGGTTACAAAGGTTCTGAATACTATGACACAGGTATTATTTACTGCCCATACATCCCGATTATGGTGCAACGCACAATTGGACCGAATGATTTCGCTCCTCGCGTTGGACTCATGACCCGTTATGGTATCGTAAACAATATCTTCGGTGCTAATCTTTATTATCACCTGATCATTGTCAAAGGTCTTGGTACTGCGTTTACTCCGGGTTCGATTAGCACTTACCTGTAAGTCTAACCAAGCAACACGCTGAAACAAATCTGAAACCCGAGGTGCCGAAGAGCCTCGGGTTTCTTCGTTTCATATTGATCGTATTTTTATCTGATAATTTCTAAAATTTGAGCGATTTTGCTAAATAATAACATGAGCATTTATACGTTCCAATCAAACATTCTTTCTGCCCAAAAAACTGGCAACCCTAATCTCACCAATACCACACTTTCTTCGACAGGTGTTACATTTGTTTCTGGTGCTGATGTCGTTGTCGCGACCAGAGATCTTGGCATGGTTTCTCTTTCCACTACTGATGTTGGTCTCACATTCAATCCAGTTGTTTTCTCAGTGGGCACTACGGTCAATACTGCATCTTCATTTTCTCTTGCTGCTTATCCAAGTGTCACAGTGAATGTCCTTGGTTCGGTGTTTAATATCCCTAATTCGCTCCATAACACTCAGATGGCTCTTGTGAATACAGATAATACATTTACGACCTTCACATTCCTGAGTTCAGTCACAACTGTCCCAACTTCGGCATTCACCGAAGGAGATTCTGTTTCTACTCCTGACACTCGTAGAAAGAGATTACTCGGATATTAATAGTAAGACACTCTCCGTCTTTATTTTCGAATATGAAAGCACACGGTTGATTCGTGTGCTTTTCTCTTAAATAATATTATGTTTAATAGGGGAAGTGGTTCTGGAATAGAATCCAAAAGAACTGATGAATCATTTTATAGCGGTATCGTCGTAAAAAATGATGATCCTTTAAAATTGAATAGAATCAAGATTTATATTCCAGAATTATCAAATCAACCATTTGATGATTGGTTTGATAAATACGACGAAATTAATGTAAAAATTGGTGGTGTTAATAATCCGACTGATAATTGGTATGACACTGCAATTTTCAAAGAGATAGTGAATAATATTCCATGGGCTGAACCATGTTACCCTATAATTGGTGAGTCAGGGAATGGGCGATATTATCAAAACGATGAGGATAGCATTTCCACCATTTCCGATTGTAATTACGAAGAAGGTTTCAGAACAAACGATGAAGACCCACCGACTTTACAAAACGGTTCATTCTCACCTTCATTCATTTATGAAAATAAAGATACCATCATGGGTGATGCTTTCAATAATCCAATCAATGCATTTTCCGTAAAATGTAATTCATATTCCTTTGGTTATAAATCCGAAAAATTCGCCAATAAAACAAAGGGATTGATGGGAATTCCAGAAGTTGGTTCTAAAGTATGGTTATTCCATTATCTGGGAGATTTCAATTTCCCTGTTTATTTCGGAGTCACGCAAGATTACAGAAGTCTCACACTCATAAATAGGACTGATAATCAATCTAACATTTCCCCTTATTATCCATCTAATTTTGAAAATTAAATATGTCTAAAAAGAAATATAGAAACCGCACAGTGTTGAACCAAAGAGGTGGATCAATCGTTATCAACAATACGAGCGATAACGAATCACTTCATATTTCTCAAAGATCGGGAAGTAACATTTTATTGAACAATGTGGCTAATTCCGAATTGGCGACCAACAATAAACAAACTATGGTATTGAATGATAAATTTGATACCGTCAAAGGAGATTCCAGTGAATTTATCGTCGGTGGTAAAAATGAAAGAGTCGGAGGCACTGTTTATAATTATAAAGGTTTCATAGATGAAAATGAGATAAACGCATTCCAAGAATGGAAAGATTTGATCAAACCTATTGCGGATAATAATTCAAAATTTAAAATAAAAAGAGGCGGAATATCATTACCAAATGGTGCGAGTAGTTCACCAAGCGGAACTCGTAGTGCTAACCCGGTAATAGGTTCGAAAGTATTTGTCGTTGAAAATAAATTCATAGGCTATGGTAGAACACCTTACCGGACATCAAAAATTGATGAAGTAACTGTTTATACTCCCATTACTGAAAGAATTGGGGAATCTGCGAAATATGAATCGATCTCTCTCCAAGATATTGGGAAAAGTGCTGGGACACGAGGCTCACAAGCTCCGGGTGTCTTAGAATTCGGTGCATCTGTTTCTGCTGCCACTGAAAATGGTGAATGGGCGAGTGATCAAGATGCGTTGGATATCGATAAACAATTACTGGACACCCAAGAACAATTAACTATTATTGAAGGGAAAATGGGTGATGGAGGCGATGAGCATCTTATCACCAAAAGAAATAAAATTGAAACGATTGGCGCAATTTTCAATGATTTCCCATCTGTAAGGATTGATGAAAAAGGCAGAAGTCAACCACTTGAAATGTTGGTATCTGATAAAGGCATCTACAAAAATCATGATTATATACCTCTCGTCGAGGAAGTTGACAATGCATCCAATTTCCCTTGTGGTAAAGATCATGCGATTGTTGGAAATATTTTCAGCAGAATCGTTGGCTCTGGGGGTATTTCTTTGAAAACCACTGGTTCATTTGAAATGGGTGGAACTGTTTTAAGAGGAGGATTCAAACAAATAAATCTAAATGCTTCTCATGGTATTCATATCGCATCGGAAAGCAATGTTGAGATACAATCTCTAAAGACTATTGTTTTGAGAACCAATAGGCAAGTATACGTCGAATCTTCTCTAGGAGTTAAAAATAATTTAATCGTAGGTGGTGGATTGGCAGTTGAAGGTGAAACCTATCTACAGCATGTCACAGCGCCTCTGGAGGTGCAACAAACCGAAAATACGGTGGTGACTGGCAAGTTCGCCATAGATAGGGATAGACGATTAATTATCGGTGAATGTTATATCGGTGGTAGCTATTTCCCCGTGTATGCCAAAGCATCCGATGATTTGATTGTGATGTATCCACATAGTCACCATTTCAACAACATTCCTTTGAAACTCGTTGAATCGAATTTAGATGTTCGAAAAGACGCTCAAAATAATAAAATAAACGCGCATAACACTGTGGCCCAGTCTTATGCGCAATTACATGAAAAGAAAATTCCTATCAGGATCATTTAACCCTCACATGATTTACATGTGAGGATTGATCTGGATAATTCTTGACTTGGATTCGAAGAGCGTTGGTAATACAATGACTTGACACCCATTTCCCAAGCAAAAATCATCAATTCGTTAATTTCTTTTGGTTTCGTTCCAGCGGGAATCATCAAATTAAGAGATTGTCCTTGGTCGATATGGGGTTGTCTTTGAGCAGCATGTATCACAACTTCTTTTTGTGATAATTCTGCAAATGTTTTCAAAACATCTTTTTCGTGATCTGTGAGAAAATCAAGATGCTGGACACTGCCACCATGAAGCAAAATACTCTTCCAAATTTCTTTTTGATCCTTATCTTTAGATTTCAATAATTCTTCAAGTTTGGGGTTGCGATAGATGAATTGACCCTTCGCGAGATTCTTGACGAAGTAATTACTATTAAGTGGTTCGATGCTTGGACTGACTTGTCCCAGAATAAAGCTAGAACTCGTAGTTGGAGCAATCGCGAGAGTCGTGGTATTGCGACGACCATAACCCTTCAATACTTCAGGTTCACCGAACATTTCAGCAAGCTTTTTCGTTGCATCATCAGCACGTTTGCGGATTTCAAAAAAGATTGAAATATTCTCATAGTGTGCATCCATACTTTCCCATGCAATCATTTTAGATTGGAGATAACTATGGTATCCGAGAACGCCCATACCCAATGCTCTATGATTCTTGGCGAAATTATGAGCAGCTTCCATCAAACGAATGTCCTTGGTCTTCGAAATAAATTCTGTCATGACAGCATCCAAGAACATGATCAATGTTTCAACTGCATCCGTTTCTTTGATTTCATCCCACCAAAGCAAATTCAACGATGAGAGACAACAGACGAAAGATTCATCTTTCGATGATGGCAGGAAAATCTCAGAGCAGAGATTACTCGCATTGATCTTATATCCCTTATCTTTATAGACTTGTGGGGCATTTTTATTGGCATTATCTGTGAAGAAAATATATGGGTATCCAGTTTCCGAACGCTTTTTAATCACAGCAGCCCATCTACGTCTCTTTTCCTTGTCACCATCTCTCATCGACTGCATCCATCCATCAGGAATGGTAACACCGATGGACATCTCTTGGATGGAATGGCCCTCTGAACGAATCTTCATGAATTCATCAAAGTCACCATGGTCAATAGGTAAATATGCCGCAAAGCTTCCTCTACGTGCGCTCCCTTGGCTAATGATCTTGGCAACATTGTCGAATAATTCCATACATCTGACAGAACCTTCAGCGACACCACCAGTGGAAATTTTAGAACCTCGGGGACGAATATCGCCGAAATATCCAGATGTTCCACCACCAACTTTAGTCATCATTCCAACTTCAGCTTGTTTGGTTAGAAAATCTTCCACACTATCGCCAATATGGGAATTGAAACAAGAAATTGGGTTGCCCCTATCATTTCCAAAGTTCATCCAGACTGGAGTGGAAAGGCTATAAAAGCCACGGGACATGTAATCAATAAATTTATCAGCGAACCCTTCAATACCGAGGATTTTTTGAGCAGTATTTGCAATTTCTTGGATTCTATCGATGGGTGATTGCCCTTCTCTAAGATAGCCTTGCTCTAAAAATTTAATTGAATCTTCGTTTAACCAGTAGTATTTTTCTCTTGTCATATATTAAAATAAATCGTCTTCGTCGTAGGATTGTGTGTTTTTAGCGTATTCAACAGGTCTGGAATGGAAAAAATCCGTCATGTTGGGAGCAAGCATTTGCTCATCGAACCAAAATGTATCATCCAGAATGCTGGTGTCAACCTCAAACACTTTCGGAAATCCGATTCCATCCAAAGAGTCATTTATCCTATTTTTAATAAATTCCTTTAAAATTGGTGCCGATAATCCCTGTTCATCGATACCATTAACCATCCAATCGATCATTTTACTTTCTGCGATGAAAGCTTGCTCCGCTTCATGTAGAATACGTTCTTCCAATTCCTTATCGAACAATTCTGGATGTTCTTCGCGAATCGTATTGATAATCTTCATACCAACCATTGCATGGATCGCTTCTTCGTTTCTTGTATAGCGAACTTGTTGATCAGTGTCCTTAAGAACATTCTTATTCTTTGCGAACCAATTGATAACATAAAATTGGCTGAACAGAGAAACATTTTCAACAAATAATGTGAAAAGAATCAATGCGTAAAGGTATTGCTTCTTAGAATCTTTGTAAAAGCGATGTGTATATTTTTTAAGATACTTCACGCGACCTTGAATCCATTCGAGTTTAAGATTTTCCTCGAAAATATCTTCCATATTGAGTTCATCCAAAAGACGCTCATAGGCATTATTGTGAATAACTTCAACATTTGCCATGACAAACCCAAGATCGGATAACGATGGATGGGGAAGATTCTCACCGAGCTTTGACCAAAATGTCTTAACTGCCACTTCAATTTGACCAATTGCCGATAAGGTTCGAACGATAATTTCTCGTTCACTATCAGTCAAAACAGTCTTAAATTGGTGATAATCCGCTTTAAAGCTGAATTCTTTATCGGTCCAAAAACCCTGATGCATGGCTTCGATAAATTTCGTTGTCCATGGATATTTGTTTGGTTTTCTGCTAATTTGTTCGTCGAAAATACTCATAATTGTCTATTACTTATCCCTCAATTCTCCTCATTCATTTCCAGATTTTTTGTCATTCGTTTTGCTAAATATGCCACGAAGCTACAAAAAATCAACCCCTATTTTCTCAAATAATTTCGTCAATTATTCCGTATTCGAGGCACTCTTGAGCATCCAACCAAATGTCACGCTTCATGAGTTCATCCATTTTTTTCATCGGAACTTTTGTGTGCTTTTTATAAAAATCTTTTAGCAATTTCATCAATTTATTGCACGTGACCATTTCGTCTTCCATTTCAGAAAATTTACCATAGACACCAGAACTCAATTGATGGATCAGTAAATGGGCATGTTGTCCCATGTATCTCTTGACACCAATGCAACTGATCAGAGTGCCAGCAGAGGCGACGTTACCATCCACGTATGTGTGGACCTTTGATTTTAATCTACGAATCGTGTCAACGGTGGAAAAGGCTGCAAACACGACACCACCGTGGGTATTGATGTGTAAATGAATGGTTGGATCGAAATTATCATCAAATCCCATGGTTTTGATACTTTGTAATTTGGAATCCAATTCAAGAAGAATGCGATTCAATTCCAAAACAGAACCTTCGTCAATATCAGCGTAAAATAAAATTTTATTATTTATAACCCTTATACCATAACCAGTTGTAGTCAGATCTTCACTTGGAGATGTTATAATAATGTTTGGAAGATTATTGGTTTTAGTTTCAGCTTCTTCTTCATTTCGATATCCCCATCTTTTCATATTATTATTTAACCACGAAAGATGAGCTTATCAAATTAAATAATATCGTGGACAAAAATTTACAAAACCTTTACGCCGATCTAATTTTAGAATATCAATCGGGATTCAATCCTCCCCAAAGAGTCCCCAATCAAGTGGTGCCCAAAGAAGCGGGAACTAAATTATCTTATAATAAGCAGGTAATCGGGATAGCACCACCAATGGTGACTTCCACTGTTTATGGCGAACAAGAAGAAGAACCATCCAATATTTTAAAAATTATCAAAGATATTGAGAGTGAATATGAAGGTGATTCTCCCATTAACAATGCAGTGCGATTAGCATTCGCCAAATTAAAAGAGAAAATTAAATAAATATTGTATTAAAATCCACAATATTTACGAAATTCTTCCATAGGAAATGCTGGACCCGGATCGACTTTACGATCAGGTGCGATGTCATCATGACCCAAGATAGCGTCTAATTTATAACGCTCGGTGAGAACTTTACTCAATTCTTTGCCAGTTGCGATTTGTTCGGGAGTATATTGTTCCCAATCACAAAGCGGTCCACCATTTTTGTGTTTAGCTCTCAGAGGTGGCAATTTAGAATAACGTTTAATTAAATTAGTAGAATCACCAGCATTGGCATATTCAATACCAATTGAACAAGAATTTAATCCTGTATATGTTTTACCTTTGAAAGTCCACGATGATTTGCCTGCGTGACCGCATGTGACGTTACAAGGACGACATTGAAATAATGTTCCGTCTCTATCAATCACGAAATGTGCAGATGCGCCTTTAGCGTCGGGAGTTTTCCAAAAATTAATAGAGGACATTCCAGTCGCACCACTTGTAAAATGTTGAATGAGAAATCTACGAACATACATTTTACTGCCACCTTCCAATGGGACTCTTTTCGCGGTGTCTACCCAATGATCTTCTAAAACTTTCATATTATTATTTAGTTACCATAACTTTCAATTCTTTTGAGCCATAATGGGTATGAACCAACTACAACCGCAGAATAGATAGTCCATCTCATCACGAATCCGACTCCAGCTTCTTTCATCAATTCCAAGAATAACCAATTGGTATCTTTCCAAGAATATTCTTTATTAAAAGGTGAGAAGCACCAATCGTGAATTAAAGCAGCGGGGAAAGCTGGTCCATATGGCCCAATAATTGGCCATGCAAATTTAGGTGCAGAAATACCATCGGTGATGAATCCTTTTTGAACCGTTGTTAATTTTCCTTTATAAAAACAACGAAAATCTTTCAAAAGTCGAAATTTTCTAGTTCCTTTGATAATACCCAGATCCTCCAATTGAATGGTGTCTGGAAAAACATTTTTATTTAATTCGCCCATATTATTATTTAGTGCTTGAAATTTTCGATTATCTGGATACTTCTTCCCAATCCATTGAAGCATAAACATCATCGCCATTATCCCTAGAAGCAACAGCCAATGTAAGTTCGTAAGCTGTATTAGTAAATGAATTTCTTTCCAACTGAAATTTAAACAAGGCTTCTTTCAAGATATCTGTAGTTATGGTCGTCGAATTGCTAGAAGTTAAAAAGCCAGAAGCTAATACGCGACCTCCTGATAAGCTAGTCCCGGTAAGGTTATATTCAACACTTGAATTATCAGCAGCAGGTAACCAACTACCACCACTCGTTACACCGCTTGTAATAACCCTCCAATTGTAAACACCTGTCCCAACACCCATTATTGATAGGGCTGTTAAGATAACAATAGCATCTAACCTAATGGATCTTAAACGAATTGAAACAACAGGTATATATGCACTAGCATTACCAAGATCTCTCGGAGTTTCAATATCTGTGCCAACTGCTTGTTGCAATCCTCTTAGCTCATAACCACCTTCGGATATAACAGTGCTACAAACTTGCTTCAATAAGCTAGGACTAGATGTAGCTGCTTTGTTTTCTATTTCATATCTCAATGGCAAAGATGCTGTTGTAATATACGTTGATGCTATTACATTTGCGTGATGAAAATAATGACATGGCACAAATTGTCCGTTGATAACAAAACCTGTTCTAACGGTGCCAAGGCCAAGCCATTCAATATCCATGAAAAATATCTGAGCTTTTGTAATATCTAGCACCAAACCAGACGGTCCAGAACCATCAAGAGGATCAACATTCCAATTGGCCTGCGCTATACGAGTCGAAGAGAGTGATCCTGACGTTATGCTACGCTCAACCATATATAGTGTTGAATCATCAAGCTCCAAGTAAATACCATTGTCATTTCCAAAATATCCAACACGCTGTCTAAGATTTGTTTTATCTGCGTTGAATGTGAAAGTGTTCATAACTTGAAGAGACTTACCGGGCTGATATGCGAATACCTTTTTAGTCTCTCTATACACCTTAGAACCACTCAATGCATCAACTCTCAAATCTACCAATCCTTGTGTCTGATTAAATGAAGCAGAAGCAGATGTTGTAGTCGTGCCAGCAGTTAGAGTTGCCCACAAGTTGTTGTCTGAGTATCTGTGAGATGAATCAAATAGAGTTAGTGGTGTAGACATACGAACACGACCAAATGCATCGCTCGCCATATTGAAGTTACCATTAAAACGTGTAGGATCTACAATTACAATAGGTTGAGGTTCGCTGTTATCAGATGTATTAACATTATAAGTCAACGTCGCATATTTTGGAAATTCACTCAGAGTCAAAGGCGTTCCATTATATGAACTAATATTCGGAAATCTCGCATCATCAACGATCTGCACATATTTACCGTAGTCAACAATAGCGGGATTCGCGTTGATATTAGAATTGATAGCCATATATGTATTTAATTTACCATCTTGGATTTTTAAGAAAAATACTTGACATTCAATCGGTAATGTGATACGATTCTTTTATATTAAAAAATAATCCAGAAGATCTCATCGATTCTCGGGGTTGACAAACCAAATTTACCTGCTTAAATACTCCCCGATATGAAGACAATACTGACAACAGCACTACTTCTTATTTTCTCGGTCAGCTGCTCCGCTGTGAATCCAGCCAGCAAACCGTCGAAATCAAGCAAACAAATCCAAGTTCAAACTGGAAAAGCGTCGTGGTATTCCACTCTCTGCAACAGAGGAAGCAAGACCGCAAGCGGTGAACGTTTGAACAATAATAGCTCAACGGCTGCGCACAAAACACTTCCAATGGGAACAAAGGTAAAAGTCACCAATGTTCGTAATGGTAAAAGCGAGATCGTTAAAATCTCTGACAGAGGACCGTATGTCAAGGGTCGTGTCATTGATGTGACAGTCGGCGTTGCGTCTCGTCTTGGATTCAAATCGCAAGGCGTTACCGATGTCAAGGTTGAAGTTCTACAATAAAAATATATGAGTAATAAAAATACAGTATCCCTAATTGGACACTATGGGAGCGATGAAATTATCGCTTGTTCAGCTTGGACTAGCACTTCTCGTGATTTGTCAGACGACAAACGCGAACGAATTCCAAAGCTTATCAATATGCTCTGGAGCGAAGGACACCACACTCCGTTCGAAAAAGGAATGGTTCACTTTCTTGTTGACACAGAAATCGCTTCGCATATTCATCTTTTGAAGCATCGTATCAGCAGCATGAATGCCGAGAGTGCTCGCTACAAAGAATTGAAGGACGACAAGTATTACTTGCCTGAAGATTGGGAAGGTATTAAAGGAACTGTGCTCGATCCACTAACTTTTAATCCGACTCAGTTTGAATGGTTAGATCAACTCGAAGAATACACCAAGAGAGGTAACATGCTATATCACGCATGTCTAGCGGATCTCACTCCAATCCTTGGACGTAAACGTGCCAAAGAAAGCGCACGATTCTTCAAGACTTACAATTCTCAAATTCAAGCTGATGTAATGTTTAACATGCGTTCGTTTGCCAATTTCTTGAAGCTGCGAAACAGCGAACATGCTCAAAAAGAGATCCGAGAAATCGCTGCTGAAATGTTGGAATTGGTGAAGAACATCGAAGGCAATCCTTTCGAACACACTTTAAAAGCTTGGGGGTATTAAATGAATATTGGAGTTCATACATCACATTGCTGCGTTCGACATGGTTGTAAATACGGTGATGAAGATTGCCCTGTTGTTTTAGGGACACATAAACAAGAATACGATTGCGAATATTGTGATCGGGATCGTGAAGAACACGATAATCATATCGATAAAATTCGTTTGGATTTTTTCGAAGAAAATTCTTCATGGTTTCGGCATATCGGACTTTCAACTGTTACGATGAATGGAGAATATCCTCGTTGGTCAGTTTGGACTCCGAAAGAAGGAACAACTTCGCGAAAGACTTTACGCGAAGCGATTGACGCTGCAATGGAAATACCTTAAAATAATAATATAAAATGAAAAAATATCTAATTACACTAAATGGTCATGGAGTAGAAACCGTAATTCTGCGACTCACTCCCAAACAATATTCTTATTGGTTCAAGAAAAATGATGATGAGGATTTTGAAATCACAGATTACATTTGGTCCCCTGAAGATTTTCAGGGTGACATTCCAGATGAAATGAATTTGCTAGTCGAGAATGATGAAATTTATAGTTGGGATGAAAATCCACTTATTGAATTCCATTCTAGCACTCCTGACTTCGACAATTGTGATATCTGTATTGAAGAAGATGATGTGGAAATTTTGAATAAATCCTTCATCGAATTCAATGATGAATACGAATGTTTGGAATCTACTGAGACATTACGAGGCCCAGATCGAATGATGGAAATCAATTCGTATGAAAAGGGAACAATTTTCGGAGGATACATTGAAACTGATAATTTCGAAATATCCAAATTGAAATTCAACACAATCGAAGGACCAAATGATATGGATTATCTGGTATCTGTTTTTTATGATGAAGAAGAAATCATCGACACCCAATCCGCCACCAGAGGAAAAGGTATGACAGTCTCTGTTTGGGAACAATAAGTTCCCAAATTCGGACACATTTCTTTGTTGATTTTTCTACAATTCGGATAAATAAATTAGTATGATCAAAGTATTATCGAATAATAGTGTTAAATTGTGCTGTAAGGGAAAAGGTTGTCCAGTCGTCACAGAGCTTACTAATGGTATGGTTGAAATTACCGACGATTTCGGTAACAAGATTACAGTGAAAAAGGAAGAAGCTCTTCTGATTTCCGATGGTGTTAAAACGATTGATGACCAAAAGCTTATTCTCGGATGAGTCTTTGGTTTCAATCTTTCGTTTTAATTGGTGCTTGTTTGATTCTGAAATATGGGTCAATCTTGAATCCTGTTCGTGAGCATTTATCTAAAAATGATTTCTTCAAAAAATTATTTAAATGTTGCATGTGTCTTGGATTTTGGGTGGGATGTTTCTTCGGTATGTTTTGGAGTGGAACCCCTTGGCTTATGCCTTTATGGGGGTTCTATGCATCTTCCATTTGTTGGTTTGCTGATTACCTGACCATGGTGATTGACAAATATTTGGAAAAATAAAAAGGAATTTGAAATAGTTATGGTGGAATACTACATAGTAGCTAATTGTATATTTCATGATTTGATAGAAGCTTGGAATTTTAAGGAGATGATGGGGTTCCCAGACCATGTATGTTCGACAAATATGTTTTGGGAAAACGTCGAAATAGTTAAATAATAGAATGAAGACATTTTATCAATTCTTTTGGGAAGCATTCTCAGACATCGGCAAATTATCACCTGAGCAATTAAAAATCAGTAGAAGACTCACCTCCGACGATTCTGAAAAATTTAAAAAGGTTGATTGGAGATCATTTTATAAAATCATCAATGCTTACATGAAAGCTGATGAGTCTCGATCCAATAATCCTGAGCTTTTCAAAGATATTAAAAATAATATCACCATTTACAAACCAGAAGAATATTCAAAAATGGAATGTTTCGTTGGTCCGAATAATACCAGCGGATATTGCCTCAAAGAGGGAGATGAATTGGTTTCTGTTTTCTCTGCTGGGGAATCTTCGGGCGATGCCATCGTAAAGAGTGCGATTAAAAATGGTGCGAGACGTTTGGATTGTTTCGCTGAACAAGATGAAAACGGTAATATCAAATCTACTAAATTATTCAAACTTTACAGTAGAAATGGTTTTGTGATTGACACTGACAAAAATGATGATAGCATGCCGTATCCGATCTTCAATGGCATTTCCTACTATGTGGATGATGATGGCGTGATCCACAAGGATGCTGAGACGGTTGTTGTATACATGAAATTAAAATAATGACAGTAATTTACCCTAAAGAATATATTGAGAACGCTCCGAAAAATCATTCGGAAGTGGATATTATTTTTTCTGAAAATCAAAGTCCACTTCCATCAGGCATGTGTGATACTTTCGTGATGGAAGTTCAACACGTTTCTGGAATGGGTGATTTGAATTACGAATTGTCATTCTGTAATAATAACAACAGACACACTATAAAAACTTCGATAGACTGTAATTTCCATTCCAAAAATTTGGATTTACTGATAACAAAATTTAAAACAATAGAAGATATTTGGAACCATGAAAGATGATCTAAAAATTAGAGATTTATATAATCAAATTATTCAAGAAAGAGCAGCGGCGAGAGGTGTTGTTTTATTCGAAAATGTAAATATCCCAGTAACACGATCAAGTCCTGATAGACTTGAATTTGATGGGATTTCTAAGAATTTCGATGATAACACCAGACCATTCTGCTTCATCGGAGATAATTCCGAATTGATTGGCACTATCAATCACAGAGAAGGAACGCACCCATACATATTTTCAGCATTTACTAAATTAGCTGCGGCATTGAATATCATCCCATTCCCAGCGACGATGAGTTATTTGAAGTCGATGTATGTCAATACCAAAATCAAAGATGCGAAGAAAATTCTTAAAGATGATGGTGTGTCATTTTTGGGTAAATTGGATGCCTCCAATCTGGAATATTTTGCGAAAGAACAGAAAGCTGGAATGGCTACTGATACTAGACGAAATACCAGAGCAGGGAGAATATGGTTTTCAGTTCCATCTAAAACATTGAAAAAAGATGTTGATGTTATTGTTTTTTGGTGTAGAGAAAGAGATTTGAAGCCAGACGATCTCAAAAATTTGAAAAAATATTTCAACTTGGGTGATATATTCTGGTCTGCTACCGATTCAACTAAATTCAACCACTACGGAGATGATTACAGAGAAACCGAATTGGGAGAAGTCAAGGAATTGAAAAGTAGAATCCATCCAGAATTGTCACACGATGATATCGTAGATATTTTGATGAGAGCGCATACTGGATTCAAAATGACACCTTATGAAAAGAAAATCGTATGGGAATTCAGAGGTTTCGATCCTTCAGAAATCAAACACGTTACAGGCGGATATCCTTCTGTAGCAGAATATGGATATCGTAAAAAACTAAGCGAGAATACGAATCATGAAGATTAATCCTAAATAATAATATGTTTAAACAGAAAGATTTGATAAATCTTGAAAATTTTTTAAGAATAATTTATGAACAATATGAAAAATACACTCCTGACAGAATCCCATCTGGAGCGGAACAAGGCTATTCTGGAAGAGGTGGAAAAAAGCTCAAAGCTGCCACCGCTGTCGCTTACAGAAGCCATGAATCAATACGAGATGATTCGATCCCAGAGTTCGCAGCGGAAAAAGATTACAAGAAAAAAGTCGCTGCGAGAAATCTGATGTCCAAACGGGTCAAACCCGTAGAAGAAAAATGGCTGAAGCATTGGGCTGAACAAGTCGGTCTAATGATGGACAACAAAGAATTTGATCGCAAATGGAAGCAGCAAGGTGAAAAAGGGGAAGCAGAGAATAATGTATATTTCGATGAAGAATCCCAGAGATGGTTCAAGCGGAATAATCTCTCCTACCACACCACATATTTAGAATTCTTTTATAGATTAGCACTCCATAATTCTGCTTTCCCTGAAGCTCCTTATGCTTTAGAAGGTTTCGTGATGAATCATGGCGAATTGCAGCCAGTTATTTCACAACCACATGTTCGTGCCACTAAAGGCGCATCTCCTGTAGACGTTGAACAATTGATGAATAATTTGGGTTACTCAAAAATTCCGGGAACCCAGCATGATTACATTAATCAAGAAAAAGGGATTCGTGTGGAAGACATGCACGATGAAAACGTATTGATGGATGATGATGGAAATATTTTTGTCGTCGATCCCGTGATCTATTTGGATGACGAAGGAAAGAAACATCGCATCACATCAAGCGATCCTTTGTTACACGAACTTAAATAATATTATGAAAAAATTCCAAGATTTCTTTGATGACTACTTCAAGAAAGTTGAGAAGAAGGATTTACCCGAATCAGAAGTCTCCAAAGGTGAGAACGTGGAAAAAGAACACGTTGCACCATCCAAACGTAAATCTAAATTAGGTAAAAAATTAGCGAGAACCATCTCCAAACAACACGTTGAGGAAGATCCTAAGTATTATTCAAAGATGGAGAAATGGCATAAGGATTAATTTTTCATTATTCCAATGATTTTGGAATAGCGATTTCGTTCCCAAATCCTTTTAATTGATCCATACCAATTTGAATTGGTTTAATACCACGATATTTTTCTTTGTATTCCCGTAAAGGAGTAGCAGATTTTGCGTGATACCACCACACTAATTTACCTTGAACGATATCAGAATGTTTTTGAGTCAATCCAGAAACCTTCCAACCTTCTTCTTTTGATTCTCTGATAGCTGCTTCCATGGGATCTTCGCCGGGATCTACCTTACCACCCGGAAGTCCATAAGACAAACCTTCATCATCTTTCATTCTATCTTTTGGTCTAGTGGTCGCCGCTATTTTACCATTTGGAAATTGGTGGACCACGAATACAGCAAATGGATTTTCTGGTAAATGGGTTTCATTCTTTCTTAAAGAAGATTCAAACATAGCAACCCACTCATTAAATTGATTTCCTTTCAGAATACCAGAAACAATCGTCTTCATCTCCGCTTCATTCGGTTCTCTACCAGCATTCAATTCTTCTAAAGTATATTCTTGAAGTGCTGATGTGATTTCTCTGAATTTTGATTTATCTTTGACAAGAATTGGGAACCATTTCATCAATTTATCACCACTGAAATATTGCTTGAGTCTCTTTCTGGTTTCATCTTCGGAACCTCCAATATTGGCAACTTTTTCTTCAGCCCTTTTGATCTTGTCCCAAAATTCTTTTTCATTGAAGAGACCAGATCCCCTAGAAGCTTCATCGCAATATCCAACTGCTTTGATGGTTTCCCATGCAGGATTTTGAATTAACTTTGTCAACGTTTTGATATTGAGTTTATCGATATTGTGAACAAGCATATGCTTATCCACTGCCGCTAAGATGTTCTTTTTATCTTGCTGAGACAATTCGGCAAATCGCAATCTTTCGAATATTCTCTCGACAATAGGAACACCAGCAGCTTCGTGTCCATGATAGCTACTGAATCCATTATCTTTTCGTCCTCTTGTAGTGGCTTTGCCAAAATCGTGGAACAATACTGCGAGATTAATCACTGGATCTTTGTATGGGGAAGCATTCAAACACTCATAGATGTGTCCCAATACTTGGGATTCACCTTCAGGATGATGCTCTGGATCGTGATCGAAACCTTCCATCTCCGTAAATTCAGGAAGGATATCATGTAGGATTTTCGTGTCCTGTAATTTCTTCAAGAAGTTGGCGAGAGTTCTACCAGACTTGGCAGACTTGTAAAATTCTTTTGAGATACTTTCTTTGGAAATCGCCTTCGGATCTTGAAGCAAATGTTTCAATTCAATTGCTGCTCTTTTGGTTTTATCTTCAATTTCGAAATCCATTTTAGCGGCAAAACGGAAAACACGAAGAATTCTCGTCGCATCCTCCAAGAATCTTTTCTTGGCATCACCGACAGCACGCACGATTTTGTTTTTCAAATCATCGAGACCACCTTGATAATCCACGATTTTTCCATTCTCGTCCAATCCAAAGGAGTTGATTGTTAAATCCCTACGCTCGGAATCTTTCTCAAAGGAATCTGTCTCGGTCGAAACATTGGCTTGTCTGCCGATGTCACCCGAGTCTGTTCTGAATTTCGCTAAATCATACACATATCCCTTCCAAAGAATAGCATAGACTGGTTGTGAATCGTTCTTGGAGATATTTCTCAATTCAAAATGTTTCTCCAACTCTTCAACCGGAATGTTGGTAGCCAGATCCACATCATCAATCGCGTTTCCCATAAGCAAATCACGGGGAACTCCACCAACAATATAAATCTCACCCTTTAATTTTGATTTGATTTGCTGCATCAGATCAAGTGCGACTCTAAGTTCTTCAGAATCGTCAACAGCTTTAGTCCATTTTTGATCGAAATCTTCCACATATTCACGCATCAACATCTCGTATTCTTGATCGAAAGATTCTTTTCTCATGTATTGTTCTATGTCCTTTAAAACATTGTAATGATCACCAGATATAACTTTACCTTTTTCTTTACCTTGATTCAATCTTTTAATGTGTTTTCCGATACTATCAGCGTTTCCTTTTCTTTTATTTAAAAGATACGATGTTTGCGTCATAACATTATCGTTATCTTTAAATCTGGTTCCTATGACTTTATGCTCACCTCTTTCCTTTTCATCTTTCTTTGGTTTTAGGATTGCATATAATAATTTACTTTCAACGATTTCACACCAATCATCCCAAAGTATTTGACTCAGAGGATCGACATATTCAATATATTGGTCGATTTTTTTTAAAGTATTCGGTGAAAAGTCTCCTGCTTTATTTTTAGAAATTTTAGAACTCGGATTGAATCCGGTAATATCTCCGGTATAAACTTTTGAATTTATACTATCCATGCAACCAATTCTACCAGTCACCAACTGAACCACGAAACCAGCCTTTACTGCTGCCAAGCCTTTTATATTTTTTAAAATATAGATGAATAACTCTCTAGGATTATCAATTTTTTTAACAAAATTTTCATATATTTTATGTCTATTGTCATAAACTTCATATAAATTTTGTAATCTTTCACTAGCCAACCCATTATATTTTTTACTAGGGGATGTCATCATATGACCCATACCCGGAGGTTTAGCTGATCTATCAACCATTAATTTATTACCTTTTTTCTTAACTGCTTCTGTATAGAACCATTTTATGAAATGGGGAAAATTATCAACAACCACGTTCCAGTCAGTCTGAATAGTATAGAAAACAAATGCAAATACCATTGCCAAGTTATCGGAATTTTCCATGGCAAATTTATTGATTAATGGGTTATATTCGCAATATCCACTATCTGATTTTTTTCTTTTATTCCCCAACTCAATAACAGTCGATGGTTGCCATACCTCTTCAGATAATGTCGCCATCAACTTTTTATACAATCCATGAAATCTTCTCATTCCATTATTTAGTATAATTCATCCTGAATAGCGGTCAAATATTCCCCATCGATCTCTTCAACCATCTTGGATTCGAAGACACTATCAGGATTGATAATGATAATTGAAAGATTCTCGTTTCTGATATCACCTTCTCCCGTATTTTTGTAAAAGGCGACATCATAATTATTCAAATCCTTGACAAATCCGTATCCATGATCAGTCCCATCATCGGGTAATAATTCGGGATACACATTTTCAATACGAATAATCAATTCATACAAATAATAGGTATCGTATCTACCTTCATCATTTATCATATAATCGGCCCGAATCAAAGCTTGTTGTTTCGTCCCAGCATGAGAACCCGATACATAATCATTCTTATTGGGACGAGCCGAAGAACGAAAGACTTTAAGATAAGGATGTTTGATGATATCTTTCAATTTGGAATTTGGTTTCAATTCCTGAATATCATAGAAAGATTCTAAAAAGGTTCTCATGGTATTATTTAATATAAAATTGGCGGATGGCGGAAGATTCGAACTTCCCTAAGACTTTTACAAGCTATTACACTTCGGTGCGTAATCATCAGCCCAGCCCGATCATACCGATCCATTTATCGATCATCACCGGAACCAGAAATCACATTTCGTTGTCTTCTGGATTCCAATTTATCAACATTCATCTTGGCCACTTCCTCTAGCGAGAAACCCAAGTCTCTTGACAATGCCGTGATATACCAGAGGACATCACCAATCTCTTTGGCAATATTAAGCTTGAGTTCATCGGTGAAAACACCATCATAATCCCTCAAAACCTTCTTAACTTTATCTGCAACTTCCCCAGATTCACCAGCAAGTCCCAGAGTTGGATATGTTATTTTTTGGCCCTCTCCGTATATTGCTGTGGAGAGTGCGAATTGTTCGTATTCATTTAGTGTCATAAGTGGTCCTCCCAGTTAGACTTGAACTAACGACCTCTCATTTATCAAACGAGTGCTCTAACCAACTGAGCTATAGGAGGATATGAATAATGGAGGCCCGAGAGAGAATCGAACTCTCGTCTGAAGGTTACAAATCTACTGTTCTACCATTTAACTACCGGGCCTTTATATCTGGCTCCCAAGGGTGGGATCGAACCACCGACATTTCGATTAACAGTCGAACGCAACTACCGCTGTGCTACTTGGGATTTGAAAATTGGCAGGGGATGAGGGAGTCGAACCCTCGCTAACAGAATCAAAATCTGCGGTGCTACCATTACACCAACCCCCAATTATGGTGGACACATATGAGACTCGAACTCATGACATTCTGAATGCAAATCAGACGTTCTACCAGCTGAACTAATGGCCCATGAAAAAAATGGTCTCGACGGTAGGACTCGAACCTACAACCTGATAGTCCCAAACTACCCGCGCTACCAATTGCGCTACGCCAAGATATGGTGCGTCAGGTAGGGTTCGAACCTACTTAGCCCGAAGGCTGCGGTTTTACAGACCGCCGCGACTCACCTACTTCGCCGCTAACGCATTTAAAAAATGGTGCTCCCACGGGGACTTGAACCCACGATCTAAGGATTGAAAATCCTTTGTCCTAACCTTTAGACGACAGGAGCATTAAAAAAAATATGGTGGGTCCAGAAGGACTCGAACCTTCAGCTTACTCATTAAAAGTGAGTTATTCTACCATTGAATTATGAACCCAAAAAATATATTACCGTATTCTCTATTAGTCTTTCACCACTCTCTAGCTGTTCAGGTCGCTTCGTTCACCCCTAAAATAAAAAACCCCATCTTTGGAAGAGATGGGGCGCAAGATTCAATATGATTTACAATAGAATCATCCACGCCGCCACCCAATCGGTGTCGCTGGTTTGTTTTGATTATATTGCTGGTATTTCATGCTGTAGTAATACTTAGCAATATCAAAACTTTTTTCAAGAATTTTCTTCAATTTTTTACATGCCCTCATTATAGTCTAGTTTTTAAGAACCTTTCTTCGAACACTTTCCAAAATTCATCCTCCAAAGAAGGATCATTCAATGCATGAAACAAAACCCTTTTCATTTCAGTTTTCATATCATCATCATTTTTATAATACATTTTAAAACCGTATACAAATGAATCCTTAATACGAACAAATTCAACACCATCTTTATAAAATATTCCATAAAAGATGGAAACAAGAGGAATAGGTGAAAAGGACTCTGTTGTTTCTTTATATGTTATTCTCATTCGATTGATTTAAAATGGTGCGCTCTGAGAGACTCGAACTCTCGTAACCCACTTGGAAGGAGGGCATGTTAACCATTACATCAAGAACGCTTGGTAGCGGGTGTCGGAGTCGAACCGACGTACTAGGCTTATGAAACCCGGCAGGAACCACCTCCTGTCTAACCCGCGATTGAGTTAGTATTTAATCATGAGATTTTCATTTGTCAACATCATTAAGAACTTTTTTATTTTTTAAATTTCGAAGATCGTGTTCGGTTTGTTGCCGTCGTGATCTGCCATCATTATACTGTAGTTTTTATCCGTCACAGTGGCAACCACATTTGCAAGAATTCTTACCATTGTATTGGCGAGTTTCAAGAGGCGATAACTGCGTCAGGAAATACATGATGGGAATGATGGCAGATGCAATAATTACAGCGATGAGCAGTTTGTCTTTATTCATGTCAGGATTATACCGTAGTTTTTATACGGTCGAATCGGGAGAATTGGGAAAAAAAATTAAATAATAGAATGATATCTTTCAAAGAATACTTTTTAATAAGAGAAGCAAAATTCTCCCAATCAAAAAAGGTGATCCCCATCACAAAGTTACCTATGTTTACTGTTTATCTTTTTAAAGATGATGCGGATAAAGTAGAGAGCATGAATGAATTAAAAGAAAAAATAACGGACGCTTGCACGGAAGCAAGAAAGATAATCACCAAGATGGGTTTTCCTTCCATGCATGCAAACATTCTCATCAAAAACTTATCAGAGGAAGTAAATTGGGTTTCAGGAGGAGGAGTTGGGGGTTATGCACACCGCAAAGGGAAATACATGACAGTTGGATTGAATCAAATTAACAAACCAAATTATCTAATAAAGGTTATAGTCCATGAATGGGCGCACCTATGGATGTTCAACAATTCCAAAGGATTCAAAATGGCAGTAAAGGAATACTACAATACTCTATTGAACCAATACAAAACAAATTTCGCCGTGGCACAAAAAGAAAGAGAAAAAGAACCATTTAAACACATAACAAAAATTAAAAGTTTTGAACAAACAGAAAAATTATTGGGTCGTAATTATAGTGATACAATATGGAATGAGGTGGTCAGAGAAATGATGTATATCGTCAGAAACATCTACCAAGGATACGTTATAAACAAATATAATGATGACGATTCTCCATGGAAAGAAGATGAAAAAACATACATCAATTCTTGGAGAGATAATTTTAAATTCAAAACTAGAGCATTAATATTAAAAATAATTAGTGATATGCAAACCAAATCACAGTTCTGGTATGTTGATATGAAAATTTATAAGAAACAACTCAATTATCTAAGTAATGCCTTAACAAAATTATTTTATGAAAAATTAATAAAGAATATAAAACGTTCAGTGGAAGCGGATGAGGGTGATTGGAAGTGGGCGAAGGAAGATGGAGAAGATTGGGTATCAGAATTTGAATCCATTTCTAATTATCTATTAAGTGAAACAAAACATAACGAGAATTTTATATTCGCTAATGATGATTCTTATACGGAAGTTAGTAATAAATTTGATGAATTAGATAATAATAGATATGGAATCGTTATGATGATAATAAATTTTGTATATAATATTTTTGAAAATACATTAACTCAAAAAAATTTCCCCCAATCCGAAGACAAGTTGGTAGGGAATGACAAATCCCCATATCGCGAAGAAATGAGAGATTTGGTAAAGTGGGTAGACTCCTATGGCATGGCAAATGATGATGAGTTATGGGCAACGGGAGTGGAGGAATTTCTCAAGCTCCCTTCAAACCATAAAAAAGCTATATTGAATTTAATGAGTAATAGATAAATTCCCTATAGGGAAAATCGGGAGAATTTTAGAAAAAAAAATTTTTTTCAATAGGCAGATTTTAAGAATTTTATAAAATAAATATTTTTGGCCATGGCCCCCACCACCCCCCGACCCCCTTTTAAAAACTAAAGCAAATCCAAACAGACCCCCTAGTTTTTATCAAGCTCTGTTAAAAACTACAAAAACGAAAGCCAAAAAAAAGCCCCCGGCGTCCACCGTTCAGGTGAACACCGGGGGCTGAGAGTCAGGCTTTGCGGACAAAGCCCTTGCAGCCCACGGGCTGGCCCTTGTCATCCCTGACCAATTCGCCGGGGCTGACGAGATCCAGCCTGTCAGGGCTGGCATCAGCCACGAGGGCCGAGACGATGAGCAGGACACCCTCGGCAGGGGCTGGGAGGCCGATGACCTCTCCGAAAGCCCTTGAGAACAAGGGGATTCCGTTGACCTCGCCAAGGGGGGCGAGGCTGGTGGACACTCGGGCGACAGTGCCCGATGGAGCGAATGTGCTCCCGGTTGTGACTTCGTTGATGGCGTGGGGCGTGAGGTTGATCAGGTTCATGGTAGTAACAGTTTACCCAAGTTTTTAAAAGGAAGCCCCCGGTGCTTGGGTGAACACCGGGGGCTGGATTGAATCAGGCTTCGCTGACGAGACGCAGCCCGCTGGGGGCTGTTGGTCCGAAGAGGGCGGGGTCGATGGCGGAAGCGGTGAGCGTCACGGGGGCGAGCTTGGCGATAAGCTCGTCAAGCTCGGCGGCGGTGAGGTTGTCAGGCATGGCAGGAGTTTACCCAAGTTTTTACAGAGCGGTAACGTGCCCGAAGGCTGCTGCCAGCACGGCAGCGGTGTAGAGAAGGACGCCGATGCCGACGCCTGCGACCCCTGCGGTGATGGAGTCCACGATGCTGGACCCAGCCGCACGGGTGGCGAGGGCAGGGGCGACGAAGGCGATTGTGATGGCAAGGATGATGATGTTCATGGCGTAGCTATTTTGGCGAAGTTTTTAATAAACGCCAAACGGGTAATGGGCGTTGAATTCGTCCCATGCCTTCTCATTGGCTGCCGCTTGGGCATCGGCTTCCTTCGCCCACTTAGAAAGCAGGACGCGGGCTTTTGGGGTGGCTTTCACGCCATCCCGGAACAACTGGAGGACATCTCCAGCGAAGTCAGTGGACCCATTGAGGGTGAAGTGCCCAGCGAGAGGGCCAGTGGTGATGTGGTCGATCATGGCGTAGCTATTTTGGCGAAGTTTTTAAGCGTGTAGGATGCGCTTCCCCCTTGTTGATTCACAGTTCCACCACCGTTGGCTCGAAGTAGTATTCGAGTTCACCCTTGAACTCGAACCGGGTCCATTTCCCGTTCGTGTTCAGCCGCTCGTTGAGCTTCGCGAGGACCGCTTCCTCATCGTATGCCTGCTCAGTGGTCAGGTGAACGATGAAGTCTTGCCCACCCTTGGCCTTGTAGCGACCGAAGGCGGGGTCACCAACGTGTTCCTCTTCGCCATACCACTCCCAGATCTGGGCGCGGGTGACGTAGGGATTGAGGATTGCCGCTGCCCCGGTAGGGACGAGGGCACCGTCGATGATCCAGCCCTCCGCGATCCAGAGGGCTGTGGTCTGCTTTCCGTTGTAGCGAACTTGGTATGTTTTCATGGCAGGGGTATTTTGGCGAAGTTTTTAAATGAAAAAAGCCCCCGGTGTCCGTTTGAACACCGGGGGCGATTGAATCAGCCCTTGCGCTTTTCGAGGGCGATTTCGTTCAGCTGGCGCGAATACTTGGCAATCCGAGGATAGCCCTTGGCACCCTGTGGGGCAAGCCAAGGCTCGATCTGCCAGTCCTGAAGCGTGCGGTGCTTCAGGAAATACTTGGCGGTGATGCTGCCCCTCTTGGCGTCCGAGTGCTGGAACCCGACATCGTTGTCGTGGTTCGTTTTGTTGGCGTCCTTCTCATCCTCCGTCTGGCGAAGGAAGAGAGCGACGAGGGCGCGACCGACAACCTGAGCTTGACGCTCGCGGGAGGCGGTGAGCATTTCGAGGAGGGACTGCTTGGTGACGATGGTGGTGGTGGTGCTCATGGCAGCAGGATCTTACTCAAGTTTTTATTTCTCAATTGGGATCAGATCTTCCGATTCGTCCCACGATTGGGTCAGCGTGTTCCAGACTCGACTTTTCCGGTAAACCACCGGAGTTTCCAGAGTCTGGAAATCATTCCCGCGCTGGGTGATCGTTCCCTCTGGAAGGATTCGACCCGGACGCAGGAACACTTCGCGACCCCTTGAATCGAAGGCGCGAATCATTGGGCACCTCCTTTGTGGGTTTCGTGTAGGGTGGGCTTCATGGCGCAGCTATTTTGTCGAAGTTTTTAAATGAAAAAAGCCCCCAGTGCTCAGGTGAACACTGGGGGCGATTGAATCAGAAGGTGCAGCAGCCGCAGCAGGGTGCATCCTCGCATCGTCCGTTGCGGTTGCGGTAGAACGTGCCGCCGCTGGTCTTGAACGTGTCGGACACGTAGCGGGAGCGCGAGCGGTAGTTGACGGGTGCATCCGCCACGATGGCGCGGGCTTCGTCGGCCTTGTCGTTGGGGACTTCCCAGCCCTTACGTGGTGCATTCCAGCGACCACCGAGGGCTTTGATTTGGTCGCGGACGGGGTAGGTGTTTCCGGTAATGAGCGTTGTCATGGTGCAGCTATTTTGGTGAAGTTTTTAAAAGCGGGGTGATCAGACTCCCTGTGCGTCTTTAACGGCAGCGTCGAAAGCCTCTTTCTCGGTCATGCCATTGCCTTGGGCAATGTCGATGAACGAGGTGCAGTTGAAGTTCCACACACCGATCAGGCAGCGGAAGCGTGCAAAAGCTGCACATGCCCAGTGGGACTTCACCTCAATGATTTGGACCTCGAAAGTGTTCGAGCGGATCGGGCAGTAGTAAGTGGTAGGAATCATGGCGCAGCTATTTTGGTGAAGTTTTTAAAAGAGAAAAGCCCCCAGTGCTCAGGTGAACACTGGGGGCTGGATTGTTAGGCTGGCTTGAACTCGACCGTGCCGTGGAGCGAGTCCTCGAAGGTGAACCAGTCGCCGTTGGTTTTGATGGTGCTAGCATCGAAGAGCAGGGCGGGGTCGCCACCGCTTTCGTCCACCAGAGCGAGGTGTTCTTGGACTGGTCCGAAGGCCGGGTTGACCTCTGCTTCCACAAAGTGGAAGCGAGCGGGATATTCCCGAATCACACCGTTCTCCTCGAAACGGGTGATGAGCGGGATGGAGCGGATCAGGGTAGCGAGCGTGTCGTTCATGTCGGTAGGGATCTTACTCAAGTTTTTAAAAGAGATGCCTCCCTCTCCGAACCACCAGAGAGGGAGGACTTTTGCCATGACTTCAGCCTAGAACCTTGTGCCATTCGTTTGCGTCGATTGGCTTCCCGTCCAAGTGCGGGGTGAAATTTTTCTGGCTGAACCGGGCACCCGTGATGCCGTTCACGCGCTCCCGAGTCGTGGGAGTGTTCCAGCCTGCGAGGGTAGCGTAAACGCCGTCCTCGCGCATCTCCACGATCTTGTTGCCGTGGAGCCAGACGCTGTTGCCGTCTGTGCGGGTGTTGCCGAGGGTGAGGGCGCGGCCTGCGAAGAAGGCGAGGTGGATTTTCTTGGTGATGAGTCTCATGTCGGTAGCGATTTTGCTGAAGTTTTTAAAAGCGGGTGGTCAGGAATTGAGCGTTTGATAGTTGAAGCTGAAGATGCAGAACCCGTATTCGTCCGAAAGATAGTCCGCAATATCGGAAGAGTTTTCCTCTGTAACATCTTCATCCTCAAAGCCTTCGATTTCGTTGAGGTCAACGATCACTTCGGTCGGAAGAGTGGCAAGGATTTCTTCGTCTCCGTCTGTGTCCCATTCGATGTCGATGCAGTTGATTTTCATGGTCGTGGCAAAAGTTTAGTGTAGTTTTTACAGGCGGGTTTCGGTCAGGTGCGTCATTTTGTCACACCTGCGAGGAAGTCGATGAGGTCTTGCAGGTCTGCGTCGTTGAGGTTGGTGAGGTCAGGCATGGCGGGAGTTTACTGTAGTTTTTAAGCGTGTCGGATGCGCTTCCCCCGTGTTGAGTATCAGATCAGACCGAGAACGATCAGCCACGAAGGGCTTCCGTCTTCCCCGTAGCCGTCAGGCTCGACAGTCTGCCCGGTGGGAGTCTTGCAGATGCAGCCCCAGCCTTCCATCCTCTCGTATGATGGGGCGTGAAACGCGCTGGTGATCCGCACTTGCAGCGGTGCCGGATGAGCAGGCGAGTGGACAAGGCATCGGGTGGGCTTGTCCTCGATGAACGTGACGCGGAGTCCCTTGGGAAGAGTGGAACCGTCCTTGAGCTTGATTTCTTTCTTGGTCTTCATGGCAGCGTTATTTTACTGTAGTTTTTATCCGACGCATCCGACGTATTCTCCTCCGATCAATTCATCCCCCCAGCGAACGGGGCGACGAGCGAAATTCGAGATGGCGATTGCCGCATCCCTTGTGACGGCATAGGCGAGGACTTCCCCGCTGACAGTGAATAGCATGTTGTTCTGCATGGCAGCGTTATTTTGCTGTAGTTTTTATCAGAAGATTTCAAGAAATTCTGTCAATTTCGTCCTCAATCATTTCGAGGGGAATTTCGGGCATTTGCTCGCGGATATTTTCCAGCATGTTTTCCCGTCTCCATTCATCATCCGCTTGCCCATCATCAGAAAAGTCATTGCGCCATGGATCGCTCATTGCGCAATCATAACTGCGATATTCCTGATAGATGATATGTTTTTGCTGTTCAGTTAGAAAGTGTTCCATAGTGCAGCTATTCTCCTGTAGTTTTTATTTGTTCAGCTTCCCCCCTTGCTTGCGGGCAATCGCTCTGGCGTCCTTCACCTTGTCCACGATTTCCCAGAAGTGTTTCCCGTCCTTGTCGAACCCTTTGACATGGTAGCCATTGGCCTCGCGGGAAATTGTGGCCCGTGGAATATCCCAGTTTCCGTATCTTTCAACGTATCCACAGGCGAATGAATAAGAGGTGATCGTGCCGTCTTGGTTGCGGAATTTGTTTTTCATGGCAGGGGTATTTTGGTGTAGTTTTTATTGGTCCTTCGGGAAGGTGAAGCGGTGGTTGATGAACCCGGTCACCTTGTTGTTGTTCCGGGTGATTTCGTGGATGATGATCATTTCGCCACCGTCGATGAGTGGCAGGTTCCAGAGGAAGTAGCGTTGGCGCATGTCAGTATTTTGCTGTAGTTTTTATTGGGCGTTCGCGGCGTAAACCTTGCGACCATCGATGAAGACCCTTTCAGCGGTGTCCACGTATCGCTCACCATTGAAGAAACGCTCGAACTTGTAGGGGTTGTAGATGATCGGGTCCATCCCGCTCTCGTTCACCAGTTCATCGTTGAGGGTGCCGCAGATGTAGGCGTGGACGTTCTTCCGCTTGTTCTTGATCACCCGCTGGCGACCACGCTCCGACACCTTGAAGGTGACATCGGACAGGCTAACGCTCTGGCGGTGGCTGATCACCTTCCACGCGCCATTCACTTTCGTTTGAATCGAAAGGAGTTTCTTGTGCAGGTTGAAGTAAACACGGACTTTCATGGTGCCATGATTTTGCTGTAGTTTTTAAAAGGGTTGCCCCTCTCTCCGAACCACCAGAGAGAGGGGACTTTGCCATGCACTCATTGAAAGTAATAGACACCGCAGGCTTGCAGGAACTTGTCCCGATCAAATCGCGGGAACTCCTTGGCGAAGGCATCGGCGAAGGTGTTCGCGCAGGAGAGCTTCTGTGCCCTCAGAGTGGCGGAAAAGGATGGCATGGACTCGATGGTGGAGGCGATAAACTCGAAGTGCTTCTTGGTCATGGCAGTATTTTGCTGAAGTTTTTAAGCGTGTAGGATGCGCTTCCCCCGTGTTGATCAGTCGAACAGGTTCTCGACATGGCGCACGATCCAAGGCTGATTGTGCCCCTTCTCGATTGCTGCATAAACTTCGTGCTCACCATAAAACGCTTGGACAGTGCCAGCGGACTTGTCTTCCACGACGCGCAGGCCCGCTTGCTTCATGGCTTTCACCATTGCGGTCACATGAGTCTTGGTGAGAAGGAATGATTTGAACTTCGGTTTGGACATGGCAGTATTTTGGTTTAGTTTTTAACTTCGCGGCCATTCAGGAACCATGCTTTGTTCCCATTGGCGTGTTCAATCGCAGGGCCATCTTCACGGTGGAGGACATCGTTCTGATACCAATACTTCCCACCGTTGGCGTGTTCAATCGCAGGGCCATCTTCACGATGACGCTTGCCATTGACATACCAAACCTTGTGCCCATTGGGCCACTCAACAGCGGGACCGTCTTCCCGGTGGGGAATGGTCATCCCCTTGTCCTTGAAGTAGAGCGTGTTACCTTCGGAATTGATGGTCATGTATGGTTTCGACATGGCAGTATTTTGGTTTAGTTTTTAACAACGACGAGATACCAGAGGATGGCAGCGAACACATACATGATCAGACTTCGAGTTCCAATGGCAATGAATGTGACGCAGAGCGTGAGTAGGAATTGCATGCAGCGATTTTGGTGTAGTTTTTATTGGGCAAGAGACCCGATGATCGCAGTCACAAGGGTGCCGATTGCCATTCCCACTAAGATGGTGAACAGTATCAGGGAGAGAATGAGCAGATTTTGCAGCGTTTCAAACAATTCGTTTGTTCTCATGGCAGTATTTTGGTGTAGTTTTTATTGGAAGCGGGCGACCACCATCGGGCCTCCCTTCAGTTCCTCCCTGAAGAAGCAGTCGTTTCGATCCGAGTTCCACCCGCTGAAGAGAAACTTGCGCCCGTCGTAGGTCAGGACTTTCTTGTGAACCTTTTCCACATCCTCCCATCCATTTGGGACTGAGAAATACAACCATCCGCGTCCGGTGTCGTCGGCGTGATATCTGGCTCTGATTTCCTTCGGGTCAATGGTGATGTCGAGCATGGCAGTATTTTAGTGTAGTTTTTAACTCGGATCAGTTTCGTTTAGAAAATCAATGAAATCTTCTGCCAGATTACAGATGATTTCTTCAAGAAAACGATACTCGCCTTGTGTCTCGAAACAGCTTGAGTTTTTGATTGCCTCCCAAGGGAAGACCTTCTTTCGATTAGCAAGGTTTTCTTCGTCGTCTTCTTCTTCAGCAAGAAGAGCAAGGCAAAGAGTTTCGGCGTCCCATTCTTCGGGCCAGCCAGACAAGAAATGATTGGCGGCTTTTAGATACGCTTTCGCATGGATAGGATTGCGCAGATCAAGATCATTATTTACTCTGATGATTATGGGAGTTTCGGGCATAGTAGTGATATTTTGAAGAGTTAAAAAGAGTGAGTCAAGCAGAAAATTACTTGCGGCTGGCAATCATTGCCATCAGCAATTCTTTAGAATTGGCACATAGGTCAACTCCAAAGCGTGACGCTTTCCAGACTTGCGAGCCAATTGGAAAGTAAGAAATCTTCCATCCGAGGTAATTCATTTGCGGCAGGCTTTCTTGTTTTGTTGTTTCTTTTTGTCGGTATTTTGGTGTAGTTTTTATCTCAGGAGAGTTCAAGCAATTTCTTCACTTTCGCATGGAAAGATACAAGATCCCCACCCTTTGTCAGAGCAGAAAGATCCACAACTTTCATCTCATCCTTGATAACAATGAACTCTGAGAAATCCCTGTAAGTCCAAGTCCCGCTTTTCATCATTGCAAATGCCACACTTTCGACACTGGAAAAGCGATGCAACATCTTGGACATATTCGCTTTATCAATCAAAATCCAAGGGTATCTCTTCTTGATCATGGCAGTATTTTGGTGTAGTTTTTAACCGACGATTTCGTATTCCCCTTTCTCAAGGACAATCGAAGGACCATCCTCATCTTCATACACGAAGATTTTCCCCTTTGCTTCCCAGTCAGGGAGATTGGTGGCATGGGTGGCATCGTAAACCTTGGTGCTGTCGAGCTTGAATTCAGTGCCCATCAGCCAGTAATTCTCAAGTGGTCGAACTTTCATGGTGGTATTTTGGTGTAGTTTTTAACTCAGGGGAAGTAGAGAACCGGATAGCAATCCTCCACATCGAAATTCGATTGAGAATAATTCTCAAGAACTTCCAACTCTTCCAGCTTCTTGATCCACTTCTTGATACGCTCGGGATCAGTTCCTTCTTTCCAGACCAGTAGGGTAGCGACTTGCATGCCAGTATTTTGGTGTAGTTTTTATGCGCTGTATTTTGCGATCAGAGCAGCCACCTTATCAGGGGTCTGCCATCCCAGAGGTTCATCGAACAGTGGCTTGCCATTCTCATCCCATGCCCAGACTTCAGCATTTGCGCACTGTTTCGGCTCATTCAGATGCCGATTGTCGCAATAATTTCCTTCTCCGAATTGAACGGAGATCGTGTTTCCGTTTGCAAACTTAATGTGGAATCCTTTGTTATTGGTAACTGCGAACATGCCAGTATTTTGGTGTAGTTTTTAATTAGGAAATCCCTCTCCAGAGCTTCACTTCCCAATTCCTGCGAATGACCAGCCCGCGCAATGTCTCCCCCGATGCTTTGCAGTAGAGAGGGAGCAACTTGGGCACACTATCATAATTGCCAGAGTTGAGTCTGTTCTTGCCATTGATTAAAGTATCAAGACAACTTTCATTTGTGTTATGTGTGAAGCTAACAAGTGCCGCCAATTGATATTCAGTCAGCTTCACTTTGACCTTGGATAGCACAACTCTCTTTGTTTCAATCAGTTCTTGATTAAGAACAGATTCCGCTTTGGACAAGGACATGCTGTTGCTGGCGTATCTACCAGTGTGCCCATATCCAACAGTCAGAACACCAGCAGGACAACGATAGGGTTGTGATCTGTATGACTCAAAAGACTTAACTTTATCAGTCATCTTGGAAAACCATGGGATCTTGTTCTTTGGTGAAACAAGAACAGGATAGCTTTTCAGGTTCTTCACTATCGCAACACTGGGAACTGTCTGCACCGATAGTGCAACAATTGCATATGTAATGGATGCAACAATCATGATTTTATCACAATGCTTCATGCCAGTATTTTGGCTTAGTTTTTAATTCGAAGGAAACAATTGGTCGTAAATTTCCTCTCCGAAATTGCGAATAAATGTGCGCCCCACCTTACTCAATCCATTATCATTCCAATTATCTGGATTGTCATGCAAACGCTGAACTTTCCTCCAATCTTCAAAAGTAATGTCGGAATACTCATCCATGACAACATCTGAAATTCCCAAACCTACCAAAAGACTCGATTCAAAAATTTCACTGATTGCTGATCCAAAAGCTCCATTTGCTGATATGTTTTCCTCGATCTCATGGAAGGTTTCCAGATACTCAGGCTTCAAACATCTACCAACAGCGCACATGGAACCATCATCTGAAAGATAGCTACACACACCAGATTTAGTTGAAGAACGATTTCCCGAGTGATAGTGATTGATGGTTTCCTGAAGGAGAGTAACGAGCGTGTGTTTCATGTCAGTATTTTGGTTTAGTTTTTAATTCAATCCAAGATGTGGAGCCACACCTTCCCATGCGCAGTATCCACTTTGTAACTACCATCCATCAGTTCATCCAATTCATTTCCATGAATGGCAGATGCAAGACTTTCCAAGATCTCCGGGACATCAGCACCATCCAGAGACTCATTTTCGATTTCAATTTTGATTGCGACCATGCGCTGATTTTGGCTTAGTTTTTAACGATCTTCAGCTTCTCCACTGAGATTCCAAATTTCTCTGCGATCTGATCCAGTGTGAGTTCCACGACTTTTGCAGTGCGTCGTGCATGCGCCTCTTCGGTATGCTGCACACCATTGAGATACCAATACTTTTGACCATTTGGATACACAATAGCGGGACCATCTTCACGGTGACACATATCATTGAAATACCATCCCTCGTAACCATCGGTAAGTTTGACAGCAGGTCCGTCTTCACGATGGCGGATTGTCATTTGCATGTCCTTGTAATAGAACTTGTCACCATCTTTGTCAATGTGAATGTATTGCGGAGTCATGGGTGTATTTTGGTTTAGTTTTTAACGATCTCGATTGTGTCGCCAGCTTCCAGAAGCCTGATTTTGACATTTTCAGCAGCAGATGATCCCAGAATAGATGGGAAGGCATGTCCCGAACTCTCTCCAATCGTAATCAGAACCTCCTTGTATCGCTGGACAATTCGACCGAAATAATCAGGGCAACTATGTTCATGGATCACGCCGATTTGTCCATCCCTCATTTCCGATGCCTTGATGACTTTGTTTGTGTCTTTGAGTTTAACCATGTCAGTATTCTACTTTAGTTTTTATTTGTTGTTCTCTTGGAGTGTTCTTCTTCTGTCAATTCAATACCATGTAAATACCAGCCTCTGCGTCCGTTCGCATAATCATAAGCAGGTCCATCTTCACGGTGGAGCTTGTTATTGATGCGCCATTCCTTACTTCCGTCCGAAAGGATCATCGCGGGACCATCTTCACGATGTATGATTTTCTTTTTTTCGTCTGAATAATAGATCGTGACTCCTTTCGGACTTGAGTAGATGTAAGAAGGCATGCGCTGATTTTAGTTTAGTTTTTAAAAGTTGGCAGTATCGGTATCACTGCCATATTCCGGTGGTGCTTCCACTTACTGCGGAAAAGAATAGGTTGATTTTTCGCGAGCTTCTTTGATGATTTTCTTGATGATCTCATCGACTTCTGGCGCGTTCTCGTAGCTGATCAAACCTTGGCGAACCAAGTCGTGCGAAAGGAATCGAAAAGCACCAGCGAGATAACCAGCTTCTTGAGCGTAATTGATGTGTTGCATGTCAAAATTCTACTGTAGTTTTTATTCTTGAAAATGTTCCACATGGAACAATGCTATCCTTCTATTCCCGTGTCAATTTGTCACAGCTGGTGTGTCATTTTGTCGCATCGTTTTTCCTTGATTTATCAAGGTTTTAATCATTCAGCTTTCGATCACTTCCCACGATACGGGACGATAGATGTCTTTCAGGATTTCAATCGTTTCCTCCCAGTCATTTTTGATGATTTGGGAGCCTTTGAAGTTATTACTGACGAATTCGATTCGCTTTTCGTGTTTGATGAAAACCATGTGCATGATGCCATTATTTTAGATTAGTTTTTATTCCTCGGTGATCGTGGCATATTCATAGGTGCATTTTTTACCACTTGGATACGTCATGGAAATACGATTATCCCTCTCATCGTATTCATAAGTCCACTTGTTACCATCTGGAAGTGTCTCGGAAATCTTGTTATTCCTATCATCATATTCATAGGTGCATTTGTAACCATTTAGCTGTGTCGCGGAAATCATGTTATTCCGTTCATCATATTCATAGGTCCACTTGTTACCATTTGTATACGTTGCGGAAATCTTGTTATTCCGTTCATCATATTCATAGGTATTCTTTTCACCATTTGAATACGTCAAGGAAATCTTGTTATTCCTATCATCATATTCATAGGTGTGTTTTTCACCACTTGGATACGTCATGGAAATACAATTATCCCTCTCATCGTATTCAAAGATGGGAAATCGAGACTTCATGCTATCGGTGTATTCCTCAAAGGGAATGATGCGCAGAACTTTCAGTTTATCAGTAACAGATTTATCTCCTTCCGTTTCGATCTTACCAAGAATTTCAACTTCCAATAGAATGAAATCCGAAGAATTTTTATAGTAATTGAGAACGTCTTCCATCTTTTGACAGAAATGAAATCCGTATTCGCAGATTTCCATACGATCAGAAGTATAAGTCTTTCCGACTTTGTATTCCTGATTACGGCACTTGAAATTGTAGGTGGCTTTGTAAGCGATCATGTTATGATTGTATTGTTGTCTTTAATATCCAGACACTGGGCGCATTTGATTCTGTTCAAAGGTTGCGCATTCCCATTCATCGTCCTCATGATTTGTTTGGTCATGGAGATACCTTTTGAGGATGTCGGACAATTTCTCGATCTTCTTCTGTTGGGCTTTGGTGAATTCCCCTTCGAACATATTGTGATTGCTTTGGATTGCTCCTAGCAGTCCTCCTCCGAGGTAATTCTGATAAGCTGCCATTCGACCATTTTTGAATCCGAAATGGCTGAGATCGATTTCGACTCCCCCACCACGATGGCTGATTTGTTCCCGGATGATGGCACTGATGACGTTCTCTCGATTGACTTTCATGATGGCATTATTTTAGATTAGTTTTTATTCCTCAGTGATCACCGCATATTCAAAGGTGCATTTTTTACCATCTGGATACGTTTCGGAAATCAGATTATTCCGTTCATCATATTCATAGATGTATTTGCCACCATTTGGATACGTCGTGGAAATATTGTTATTCCTATCATCATATTCATAGGTGCATTTTTTACCATCTGGATACGTTTCAGAAATCCTATTATTCCTATCATCATATTCATAGCTGTATTTGTCACCATCTGGATACGTTTCGGAAATCCTATTATTCCTATCATCATATTCATAGGTATACTTTTCACCATTTGAATGTGTCTCGGAAATACGATTATCCCTCTCATCATATTCATAGGTCCACTTGTCACCATCTGGATACGTCTTGGAAATCTTGTTATTCCGTTCATCATATTCATAAGTCCACTTGTTACCATTTGGATACTTTTCAGAAATCAGATTATTCCTATCATCATATTCATAGATGGTAATTTGAGATTTCATACTATCGGTGTATTCCTCTTCAGGAATGACACGGATGACCTTGAGCTTATCCGTAACAGACTTGTCGCCTTCAGTATGCACATTACCAAGGATCTCGACTTCCAATAGAATGAGATCCGAAGAAAATGAATAATAATTGAGGACATTTTCCATCTTTTGACAGAAATGGAATCCGTATTCGCAGATTTCCATACGATCAGAAGTATAAGTCTTTCCGACTTTATACTCTTGATTACGGCACTTGAAATTGTATGTGGCTTTGTAAGCGATCATATTTTATTTTCCGAAAACGTCGTTGTGGATCTTGGTCCCGAGGGTATTGAGAATGGCCATCGCCCCTTCATCATTCAAACCATTCTCATCCCAATTTTCATCATCATGCAAGCCTTGCATAAAGCCCCACACCTGTTCATGGATACCCTGATACTTTTCTTGGAACATGCTATCAAAGTCGCTATACTTGTCAGTAATAACAGTTGGTAAAACAGTAATACCGAATGTCCTTTCAGTGCGTTCGTAGATGTTGAAGTCATTAAGAGCTTCCTCGGTAAGACAACGCCCAACAGCGCACATATTACCAGCATCATTTTTATACCGACATGAGATACCTTCAATTGAGCGATTTCCGGTATTGTAATGACTTGTCAGTTCCTTGAGTAAGGCAACAATCTTGTCATGATTATCTTTGATTGACTGACGAGTTTCACCAATAACTTTTTCAGTCAAATGGGAAATGTCATTGAAGTCTGTGAATGGTTCGATGTATTCCATATGCCAGTATTGTATTGTAGTTTTTACTTCCCGAAAACGTCGTTGTGGATCTTGGTTCCAAGAGTATTGAGAATTTCCTGCTCACCATCGCTACTCAAACCATTCTCATCCCAATTGATATCTTCATCGTGTAAGCTTTGCATAAAGCTCCACACTTGCACATGAATACCCTGATACTTTTCTTGGAACATGCTATCAAAGCTGCTATACTTTTCAGTGATAAATTCGGGCAAAGAAATAATAGCGAATGTCTTTGCTACTTCATGATCATGGAAGTCATTAAGAGCTTGCTCAGTAAGACAGCGACCAACGGCACACATATTACCTGTATTGCTTTGATACTTACAGTGTGTTCCTTCAACTGAGCGATTGCCATAATTGTAATAGTATATTGTCTCTTTGACCAAGCTGACAACATTTTCATAATTATCCCTGATTGACTTGCGAATCTCATCAATTGGGAAGAAATATGGATTCTTGAATTCGAATGGTAGAATTTCTTTCATGTCGTGATGTTACTGTAGTTTTTATCAATCGAAATCGAATCCAAGAATCAGATACCATTCGCCGATCTTGGCTTCCTCGAAATTACCGATCCTTGAGAAATTATAGCGATCCTTTGAATCATAAAGATGATCCCACTCTGAAGGCCGGGAACCCTTGTTGGCGCAATAGACAGGATGGGTTTCGTAATTATCGACATCAGCACCCATTTTCATGTCGATCTCAGGTTGATAGAAAGGCAAATCCTTCACACCAACACCACGCCATTTGTTGGAGACTTCTTCAGCCTTTTCGAAGAGTCGATTGGCGATTTCTTGCCATCCTTCGGGATAATGCCCGATTGTTTCGTGATAGCTTTTCACCCAAGAAGGGAATTCAAATGTATTATTGAATTGCATATTTCATTTTATTTTATTTTAAGAAGATAGCGTTGACAGGACTCGAACCTGCACACCCGAAGGTAACTGCGTTTGAAACAGCCGTGTCTACCAGTTCCACCACAACGCCGTTTGTTTTTTTATTATGCTACGATTATATTCTAGTTTTTATTTTTTAAATGGTAAACGCTCTAGTATTTACTGCCGTGTCTACTAAATACTAATATGAGAGCATACAGAGCTTACACAGATGAAGATATTATTAATTACGCCAAAGAAGTTAAAAGCATATCAGGTTTATTGGATAAATTAAAGTTGAGAAAAGCAGGAGGTAATTTTGATAACATCAAACGAAATCTCCAAAGATTAAATGTGAATACAGAACATTGGACCGGGCAAGGTTGGAATAAAGATGCTAAACTTAAAGATTGGGATCAATACACCAGAGGATCAAATTTGAAACCACACCTTATCAAAGAACGAGGTCATAAATGCGAGCATTGTAATCTTGAAGAATGGATGGGACAAATGATTCCAATAGAATTAGACCATATTGATGGTGATAGAACCAATAACAAAATTGAAAATCTTAGATTGTTGTGTGCGAATTGTCATTCCTTAACGCCTACTTTTAGAAATAGAAAACGTGATATTGTGTAATATTTTTACAAAATGGTGGCCACGCCCGGACTCGAACCGGGACGCCCAAAGGGGCAACAGATTTTCTTACTACTATAATTTTCATTACCTTTTACGTTTGTAGTCTGGACTATCCCTTAACCATAATCTTTCGATTTTAGGTTCCTGCCGTCTAGTCTCTACACCTTCCTTATTGCTAAGGCTTGGCTCGGGATTAGCATTTTAAAGCCTTCCCCGAATTTGACAGGTTACACTCATAAGATTTCTCAAATGAGGCTCAATTTCTTCTAAGTCTGCGGCGTCTACCAATTCCGCCACATGGCCATTTTTTATTTTCAGAGTGTTCCCATGATGTGATTTTATTTTGAAAGTTGTCCAGAGGGGACTCGAACCCCTGACCCGGCCCTTATAAAGAACCCGCTCTAACCAACTGAGCTACTGGACGTTTGAATTATACCTTAGTTTTTTCGTGCCTTCCTCTCTTCCACCAGAATGTCAGCGATCTTCGCCATCCTCAACAGTTCCTCTTCTGCGATCTTTCGGGATTCAAAGGTGGTGCCATCAGTATAAAGGCTGGCGAGGGTCAGAACCAATGATTCCCAAGTCGGGGTGATGTCAATCGTTTCGATCATGCTTTGATTGTATTGTAGTTTTTAAAAGAGAGTGGTGTGCCCGACTGGAATCAAACCAGCTTCCTACGGTTTATGAGACCGCCGCTCGGTCATTGAGCTTCAAGCACTTATGAAAATTGAATGGTGTCCCCTCCCCGGATCGAACGGGGGATTAGAACTTAGAAGGTTCCTGTTATATCCAACTTAACTAAGGAGACAAATTATAGAATGCAAGAGGATTGTCAATGCCCCATTTCTGACGCGGAATGGTCAGTGTCCTTACGCTTAGACGATTGCATCCAGATTTTATTGCGCCCAAATCACACCACCTTGATAAGGATTATTTTTTACAATTGAGATGACTTGCTTACTTTTCACAATGATATAATAATCATTACGGTCATGCTGAAATAGATATGACGCATCTTTCACATCATGTCTAGGATCTGATAAAAGCTCACACAGACATTTCAAATGATCGGAATCCTGATAAACAGGGAGATTCTTTATAAAGTCTAGTGCGATATCATTCATAGTATGATAATACTTACAACGCTTTCTTCAAAAGTCTATAGGGAGATTCACAACCCCATAAGTTCCTTGACCTCACCGTATGTAATCTTCCCCTTCTGACCCCATACCGACTCGCCCACGATGTTATCGATGCTTTCTTCCAGAGTTGCATCAACACTGTGTCCGCTTCCATCTTCAAAGAATGAGATGAAATCGTAGTAACCACAGGAAACATTTCTCATATTCAAAACATCTTTACCATAATGGACCATTACACAGCCGCATTCATGGTCGGAATTTGGACCCTGCATATTGACTTCGCGATCATTAGGCTGGGATTTGATGAAATCAATGATTTGCTGTTTGGTGATTTTCTTCATGTGATTATTGTATTGTAGTTTTTATTCAGTTCAGGCCCATCAGTTGCTTCAGTTCGCCATAAGTTTCTGGTTGACGATGCCATGTTTCAAGGCCGACGATTTCCTTGATGTTCTTTTCGAGAGATGCTTCGACATGTTCTTTTTCATTTGGATATGATTTAATGGTCAAATAAGAACAGGCGAAATCTTTAAGATTCAAAACATCTCGCCCATAATGAACCATTACACAACCACACTTATCGTGAGACAAGTTATCGACGAAATCGACTTTTCGATCATCAGGTTGGGATTTGATGAAATCGATGATTTCCTGTTCAGTGATGTCTTTCACTTCGCTCATAAGATTCAATAGTTCCGTTCCCGGCGTTTGATGAGTTCTTCATTGACTTGCTTTTCCAGCCAAGACTTCTGGCGGAAGATGTTCCAACCGTAAGTAGGAGTTGGTGGTGGGAAAAAGAAGTTCCAGACTTTGAGGATGTATTTCATGGTGTAATTGTATTTTAGTTTTTAAACGTATTCTTTGTATTTTTCGATCAGTTCAGGAAAGGCATTCACAATCCGCTGGAGATTGTCGGGATCTGCGAGCAGCATGGCTTGTGAAAGGCTCTTCGCGAAGCTGCCTCCGTAGGTGCCCATCGCATGCATGATTGGTAGTAGTTCGTCTCTTGTCATCTGCTTTGATTATAGTGTAGTTTTTATCAGAGAGGGATGATGAAGTAACAAGTTCCATCTTTATCCACCCAATAGCCACCATAAAGATTGGTATCTTTTTCGAATTCAAATCTTTTCAAGATACCTTCACACCGTTTCTTACTACCCTTGAAGACAAGCGGTAATTCATGGGTGAGAGTGCCTTTGTTGACATGTTCCATGTCCAGTTTGACGATCTTCATCATGCCTTGATTGTAGTGTAGTTTTTATCAGTAGGTTCTTGCTCCTGCTGCGATCTTCACGATCTCGCCGCTCTTCAGCTTCACGACCACAGTGTCCACCGTTTTCGTGAATCCAAAGATACGCTCAATCTGTTTGGACATCTGATACGATGGATTGGATGAATAGCCACACTGCCATTCCTCATCCAGTTCTTGGCATTCCTCACGACTCAATTCCTCACCATCACGACGACCCTCGACAATGCCGAATTCGGCCACCAGATCAACAGGAATCGAATAATCCCCTTGGTGGCGTAGGAACAGTGGGTAAGCATAGCCACCCCTCACATCGCAGCCCGTGTGAGCATAGACGACCATCAGAGCATCGTCATTGTAAATCCAATCGCCATCGTCTTCACCAGCATAGACTTCCCAGACATACGTTTGAGATAGATCGTTCTCCCCGTTGTATGTATTGTCCCTTGCGAGTTGTTTCAATCCAAGAATTTCAGTGGCGAAGGTTTCTCCTGCTTCAAACCAATTAAGTTCAGAATTCTCTTCCAGTGCCGCCCATGCATCAAAATTGGATTGAATTTCCGAATCCACTTCACATGTTTCATCGAGGAAACGAGCAGTGTCGATTGTCGCATTGACTTCACTATTACCCCAAGTTTCAATGGAAACCAGAGGAGTCTGTTCTGTGATCGGTGGCTTGTCATAGTGGCGACCATAATAGTCTCCACTATCAAGAAAGTGTTTGCCAGAATTGTGACGGAATGCTTTAGCGATGGTTGCCAGATTGTCTTGCATGATCAGATTTTATTCTAGTTTTTAATCCCGGTGGGTATACATGGATGCAAAATGCACTTCGAATTTATAGCCTTTTTTTCCACGAATGGATGACCATTTGTAAACAGAGATACATTCCTTTTCATGGGTAGAAACAAAATGATCCCTTGCTGCCTTTTTAGAGAATTCAAAAGTTCGACAATAAACCGGAACTAATTGATTATCAATTAGAACAACACCTTGAGATTTATAAGGTTGTGGTTGGATATCGTCGAGAGTTTCCATGGCAGTATTTTGGATTAGTTTTTAAATTCAATAGCCATTGGCGATTGCCCATTTTTCGATTTGAGATGTGATTCTCTCGGAAATTGCTTCCTCATCACCATGTAGAGTATAAAGACAGCCCGAATCTTGAGCAAGACCTAGTGATGCTGCTGCCGATGTGGCAGTGTTTTCAATGTCGCAGAATGCTCGTTGTTCGCCATCTTCCTCAAACATTTCAAGTGTGACGAAGTATTTTCCAAACTCTTTTGTAATTATCTCGTTTCGCATGGCAGTATTTTGGTGTAGTTTTTATCAGTCCCAGTTCCAAGGATTCTCGGCAACCACTTTGTTACCCTGTGGAATGATGTCGAAATTTTCGGTCTTGATGGCATCCCTTGTCGCAGTGCGATTTTTATGGTGATCGTAATGTTTGATATTACTTTTAATCGCAGTATTCTGTTTACTGTCTGCGGTATGCACCTTAGCCCATTTGATCAATTGACGAGAGGTCATATCCTCATCATCGATAATCCATGCAGCATACTTGACTTTGTAGAGATTCTTACCAATCGGTTCAATCGAATGGATGTAGCTCAACCTTTTCTTCAGGATTCGAATGGCTTCAGGAGTGTGCATGAGGGAATTTTAGTCTAGTTTTTAAAGAAGTAAATCCCCTCCCCGATTAAAGGGAGGGGACATGGAATCGAAATGTAAAATTAACGCTTATCGAATCGGCTCAACTTCCACTGATAGAGATTGTTGAGTTCAATATCGACTCCCATACGCTCAAGAACACGATGGATCTGTCCCCAACTGAATCCACGCTGACGAAGCGTTTCAATACCCTTTCGATTGGCATCGAGAGTTTCAGTGGCACCCCTATTGATCCAACCACGATTCTTGCGACGATCAGGACGGGTGATGTTATAGGCACAGCAGTTCAGTTTGTTATTCATGCGTTTGTGTTGTGTTTGTGTTATGTTATTGAGATTGATTAACCACCGAAGTCTTCAGTGGCAAGGATGTTTTCACGCTTGATGGTGAAGCACTCAGGCTTTTCACCGGAGGAAAGCTTGGCTGCTTCCGATGGAGTCAGATAGCTTGTGAAGGTGTCCTTGTCCACCTTCTCACCATTGACGAAGTAGATAGTCTCGCAGCGAGTATCCGTTGGATACAGGCGAACATATTCAGTTTCCTTGTGGGTGATGATGTAGGGGAAACTCTTCCACTCACCCCATGGCAGTTCCTGCACCGGACCACGCTCACCATTCGCAATACCCTCTTGAACGGAGGAGAGATTGGCGAAATTGATTCCGGCGCGACAGACTGCACTCGTATGCTTTTCGAGAAGCACACCAGCCTTCTTGTGGGCAGCAGCAGGGGATGGATTGGACTTCCAGACCGCTTTGACAAACTGGCCCCTGCTATTGAGGATGCGGTTCAGGATTTCTTCAGCGGTCAGCGATTGTGTGGTTGTGTTCGACATGCCAGTAGTTTATTGTAGTTTTTATTTTGTGGTCGCTTCTCAGTTGCTTGCCAATTTGAAAGATTTGAGATACCGAGCAAATTCGATTTCTTTTGTGTGTGTATCATCCAATCCTTTAATATCCATACCGTAGATACTTTCAGGAACGATAAAAGCGATGGCAGACAGTGAGTTATTCAGATCAGGTTCATAGAAAGGAGCATGATCAACTTTGAAACACACAAGTTCCACCATGCGTGACTTCATGTCTTCCGAACCACCACCATCCAATACGATGAACGTCTTGTGATGTTGTGCGAAGTTCTTGTATGCCTTCTTTTTACCGTGTTTCAAACCATACTCAACAGCGGCATGACCCGCTTGGATTCCCTTATTTAAGCCGTTTAATTGTCTCATGACAAAGAAATACATTCTTGACTCTTGCATGCTGTAATTTTGATTTAGTTTTTATGAAACTTTATTTCAAACATTGAAGGACATCTTATATGAGAAATCCCTACTTTCAGGTTCTCTTTTAGTTTCTATTGTTAGTCCTTTGTCTCTAAGTGTTCGGAGTCTTCTCAATCCTTCTCTTTGCCCACTAATACTAATTATCTCAGTGGCAGAATGCCATTCGAGATCACACATCAATTCGTATATTTTCTTTTCTGCTTTCCCAAAATCCTTTAAATCTTTTTCATTTAAAAATTTTTCACCGCCAATTTTTCTCAATTCTGTTTTTGTATCCATTCTATTTTTTCTTCAATGTAGTTAAAAGGGGGAGGGGGATTCGAATCCTCCTCCCCCAAATTTATCCCTTAGTTATTGCTAAGGACCAGATCACCCCGCTGGATAAGCTTGTCGCGTTGTGCTGGATTGCTAAGAGCAGCGAGGAAATTGCACTTGTTGTCCATTCCAAGTCCGAATTCGGAGGAGAATGCCTTGCGCCCAAGATCCTTGTTTGCGCCACCAGTGCCATTTCCACGGGTCCAATACTCAGTTGCACCTTGTGCAAGGTAGAACATGTTCCCGCCACGATTACCAGCACCATTCCATGCCAGAGACACGATTTCACTCATCTGATTGAAGGAGCGGGTGGAGAGCTTCTCTTCAGCCTTGGTCTTGTCTGCCAAGAAGCCAGCAACAAAGCGTTCAGCCTTCGACAGGTCACATTCGACCGAGAACAATTCCGCCATCTTTTCCTCGAAGGCACGACGACCAAGGAGAGTATTGTTCACAATCTGTGCCATGTTCGTGATACGGACGCTGGCGTTCTTGGTGTGAGCGATATTGAATCCCTGATTACCCCGTGACGAATAAGATGAACGAACGGTGTTCATACAGACAGTCCGGTGAGTCGTATCGTAATACGATGCATTCTTAGTGCCATCGTGTGAGGTGAACAGAGAGAAGAATGCCTTGCACTCACTTCCATCAGGAAGCTTGATATTCGAATCGTTATCGAATTCAACAGAGACGAAGAAGTTCTTCAGACCCGACAGAGTTCCAGCGGAAACGATCTTGTAATTGATACCGTTCAGAGATTCCTGAAGAGCATCGAAAAGCACCTCATTCTGAAGGATTTCATACTTGTCAGATGCAACATGCACCGGGCGGAAATCGCCTTCAATGTCTTCGATATCACGAAGATCAGCAACGATGGTCTTCCAGCCTTCCAGCGGGACTTCTACTCCATCGATGTTGACGTTAGCCTGTCCATCCAGATAGGGAATGAACAGAGGCTTGATGATCTCCCTTGTGAGAGGGATCTGATGGTTCTCGTCGAGCTTGTGCCATGCACGGTCTCCGAAGGTGATGACGCGATCAGTTCCGATTTCAATTTCGTGTGCCATATATTTTGTTTAGTTGTGTTGGTTTGTGGTGTGCCCCGATTGTATCGTAGTTTTTAATCGATTTTTTGACGCTCGGTGGAATTCTTCAGGATGAATTCATTTTCCACGTAAGCGATCATGCCTGAATGGTAGCGTAGTTTTTAATTGGTGCTTTCACAACACCACTTTTTTTCAGATAATGGATGATACTGTCTTGTTGACCATGAGTGTAATACTTCCGCAGAATAGTCCTAGCTTGAATGAAGGTCATGCCATTGTATTTTTCCGAGAATGATTTATGAAAACACATTCCATTTTTAGGAAAATATACATTATCACCATCTTCAACAAAAATAGGTTGATCAACAATCATTTCTGCGACTTCTCTTTTCATGATTTTTTAAATGAAATTAACTTCCTCAAACTTCTCCTCCACTTCATCCTTATTGATTGGAATGAAAGATGGCTTATGTCCATGTCTCAGATCGGCAATTGGATTGCACCAATCGGAGGATTCCTGTCCAAGGTAGTAATATGCTTTATGATTCCTTGCAACGACCTTGCCAAAGAACAGATCCCTTTCAGGAATGCCATCAGTCTCGACGACGAAGCGTGAAGATTTGTCTTTGTCAATATCCAAGGGGATGAACATGTAGTAGCGTTTCTGCATGGGCCGATTATTGTTTAGTTTTTAATAGGAGTAGAATTGATCTCGGGCACTGGAACTCAGGTCATCGAAACCATCCATTTCACCGAAAAATTCTCCAGCAATTTTTCGATTGGCAAGAAGGAACCTTGTGGCTTCACGAATTCGATTCTTCTTGCGCTTGGAAAGTTCCTTATAGGAAGAGATTTCAAAGTGAATGGGACATTGTGAGGTCTTGTTGAAAACACCTCTCAAGTCTACAGAGACAAGGTAAAAGCCATGACGTTCACTAACACAGATGATAAAATCGTCGGTTGTATAGTAACCATAACCAGATTCATCCAATTCGTGAACCGTATCAAGTTCACCGAAAAGTTCAAATAAAGTTTCTTTAAGCATGGCACGATGGTAGCCTAGTTTTTAAATTGGAGGTCCGTTGACTTTTAGGATTTTGGACATCCTTGGACGCTGTTCAAGAGCATGAGACGGACCAAGCCCATGCTGCAACCCTCTCACAGAATGCCTTCAGCAATCTGATAGATATTCGATGGCTTTCCTCGACTACCAGCGGGCCTTTCGGTCTTGCCAATAACTTCAGCCTTGCCAATCTTGATGAGCGTTTGGATGAATCCATTCACATAGACAACATCAACACCCAGCTTTTCGCTCAATTCCTTAACAGTTGTTTTCATATTATTTGTTTCGCTTGTTACTTCTTCAGTATATTCTAGTTTTTTACATTGCAAGTAGATTCTTCGCATGTGCCCGATATCCGAAAAGACTGCTTTATCGCCAACGATTTCATATGGTTCTTGCGTTGTCCAAATGAATCTTTCATCATCTTCAAGCTCGGGATAATTCGAAAATACGATCTCAAAAGTTCTTTCATTATTTCTGGATTCGATTTCAATTACTTTGGCATCTTCGCCGAAATCATCAGGGTGATAAGAAATCCGAACGTCCTGATTTAGTAAATTGATAGGATTGAATATTTTATGCATATTATTTTATTTTGCTACTGATAACCATGTGAAGATACCGGAAGCCAAGGTAAACACCAGTCGTGAGATATTAGATGTTCCCCTATCCAACCCAATTTCTTGTAGAAGTGGTGCCAGCATAAAAAAACCGAATCCAAAAATAACGATACCGATGATGAAAAAAGCCGGAACACCGTGATCCAATGCCATGATTCTCGAAAGAATGAAACAACCAATGAGAGCCAATCCCAAAGAAAAGAATCCCGATGACATTGCCATTCCAATCAGGAATAGGAAAAGACCTAAGATAATGTAAGGTAATTTAAACATCTTCGCACAATTCTAAAATAGCTTTTGCAATTGCAACAGCAGTCTTTTTATCAGTATAGATTCCAGTGACATTTTGTTTATGACCTTTGACAAAATCAAAGGACTCAATCGTAATGCCTTGTCCTCCCACATCCTTACGGAAATCCTCAATCGAGAAACCATGATGTGTATCTGGGAAAATTTTAATTTCTCTGTAAATTTCAAGATCCATGGTTATTATTTTAAAATTAATTTCGCTTCGGAACGGTTCGTCCGCTACCTTTTCAATATCCGAGTTTCAGGATGATGGAATTAATGCCTGTTATTACTAACTTTTTCCGCGCACCCGAAGGCTCCATGTCTCGATCCCACCAGTCTCCATGCTAAGTAAATATAGTAGAGGGAGTTGCTGGATTGTTTTGATACTGCCGAAGCGAAAAGCTATTTACTCAGGCTTGATGCGCCGATAGTCCTTGCGCTTCCTGTGTCTGCTCTCGGGAGCATCCCAATCAGTGTCACAAGCCTTACCCTTGAAAATACGGGTGCCATTGTTGTTCTGATCGTCCTTGCTTGCGAAGCCTGCTTTGCGGGCCTGTCGTGTATTCTTGTTTGCCATATGCGTATTGTATTTTAGTTTTTACCAGTATTTGCCTACGAAATGGAAGATCACATAGATAATCCAGCAGCTAAACGCTAGTGATCCAATCATAGTGAGAAGCCAAAGGATGGAGAAAAATAGACCGAGAGGATTTTTCATATTTACTTGTTGATTTGTTCGATTGCTCTCTTGAGCTTGTCTACGACGTCGTGAGAGAATGTTTGGCATCCAACCTTGATACCGTCCTTAGTGACGATAGCATCGTGGTTATCGTTGAGTTTGACGTTGATATCAGAGGTCACTTCCTCAATCTCAAGGAATGGACGACTGTATAAGCCACCTCGCACAGCAATAAGATAACCATGTTTTTTGAGATAGTCTTGGCAAGCAAATGAAAGATCATCGGCATCATCACCCATACGATAAACAATACTGGTAACTTTAATTTTAACCGAAGGTTCATTCTTAACAACGACAGTCTTGCCAATTAGTTTCTTGGCTTCTTTGTATTCTTGCTCAGGTGTAAGTTCGACCACATCGAAACAAGTTTCCGTGAATGAATAATCACTATGAAATCCTTGTAGTCTAAGACCTCCGCTGTCACTAAATCCAACGACAACATAATGTCCATCCACAGGCAATTTATGTTTATTACAAGAATTGTTCCACCAATCGACTCGATCACTTACTCGACGGACAACAGTATCACCGATTTTGATTGTATCTTTCATGTTTGTAGTGGTGTTTGATTACTTGTTAGAAATAACGCTAGTAGCGGTTTCGTAGATTTGTTTCAGAAGGTCGTAAGAAATATCCTGACAGCCGACCTTGATACTACCATCTTTCTTGAATTCCGCTTTGTAGCTATCGGAAATCCTGATAGGTTCAGGCAAAGGATTCTCCACCTTTTGAAGAACAAAGAATGGATAAGAAAGACCCAACCCATCTTTACTATCCTTGAGTCTGATACCACTACCACCTTCGACACGAACAACAGTCAGCACTTTACCAACTTCGTCAGTCATAGAACTCACCCAGCTATTGCTCCAGCCATCTTTATGATCTTCAACAGCATACAAGACCTTAACCTTGTCACCCGGTTGAAGATCAACCAGTTTACTCCATGCTTTTTGTGCTTCGATGTATTGAGCGTATTTATTGTCGTCCATTTGATTTATGTTGTTGGCGTTATTGTAGGCTAGTTTTTAATCTCAGTATTGCTTGAATTCTCCAGAGGACACCTGATCATCGTAACCAGCTTGGTATTCAGCAATCTCTTCTTCAGTCAGATTCTCGACACGTTCACCCTTGCCAGTCCCGAGAGGATACCAATGAGGCGATGCTGCTCGACCATAATAAGCATCGGCACTACCTCGGTCGAATAGTCCACCATGGCGTTTACGGTCGAATTGAGGTGCCTTGACAGTATTATCGATGATCGTCTCGACATCTTCTTCAGAAAAGGTTTCTCCCAAAGTGCATACGAAACCTTCAAAAATAAATCTTGCGACTGCACCAAAATTGCTCTCCATCACATGATCAATGCTTTCGGCACGAACAAAAGATTTTTTAGTTGAACAATGCCAGTGGCTACCTGTTTTCCAGCGGTCTTCCCAGATGATTGTGAATTCTTTCATGTTGGACGTTATTGTATTTTAGTTTTTATTTGGCGGGGCGAGAAGGGATCGGAGCATTACCGCTCTGCCATCACCCTATTATACATGTTTCCTCATCGACTCATGGAAGCTTTCCGTGGCGTGGCGAAGCTCTTGTGAGATTGACAACCTTTCGTTCCACTCCCGGATTTGCAGTTCCATTAAATATGCAAATCCGGGATTATCGAGGGTCATCCTACGCAAGCTATGAATAGATCTACAATAGATCCACCAGTCCCATTTACGGAGGATTTTTCCTAAAAAAGAGGTATAACTGAATGGTGGTGTTTGTTTCGTGTTCACGATCTTTTCTTATTCTCAGTGTGGTTTACGCCATGTTATCACGAATGCCCATCAATTTGAATCGTTGGTCAAGTTGATCGTCGATCATCTTCATCCATTTCGCCTTCTTATCTTCGCCAGCATCCATCCAAGACTCTCGTAAAATAGAGAGCGTATCATCGATTTTCTGGATCTCTGAAGTGATATGTTCACCTGTGGGTTGTCCTGTCATTTTATTTTGATTCTTTGATTGCATCCAGTGTATTCTAGTTTTTAAAATTCAGTGACGATGAACATCCACAATTAATTTAATTCTTCCATGTCTTGATAATTTTCATCCCTAAGTTTTCCCTCTCCTATGATAAAGAGTGGGGACTTATATTTCAAGGCTGTTTTGTTTGGATCGCTTTCATTACGAATCACGATACCCTCGTTGATTTGTTTAGGATTAAACTCACACTTCTTATCCAGATACTTTTCCTTCAAAGCTTGGAGGAATTGTTCTCTCCAATTGCGCTTGTTCTCATCATCTCCATAATTCGGGATATCAAACATACTTTCGGCCACACCCATGTAATAAACCGGAACATGTTTCAATTCCTTTTCAACACAGAAGGCTTCGATTTCATCCCAAGAACACTCGCGAACACCGTTGTAAGTATTCTCGGTCATACGATAGATGAAGAAGTCACACTCGCCTTGCTTCACACCATAATCATAATTCTTTTGAACCATCTTATTGGTGGAGGAGTAGCCGACAATTTCTCCATAGATAGTGAAATTCTTGGGAATCTTACCATTCAAACGCTCTGCAATGATACCCCAAACATCATCTGTGAATTTACCATCTCGGCGATTCTTCAAGACAGACCGGGATGAATAGACAAATCTATTTTCAGTTTCAAGAATATTCAATCCAATTTTCTTACCAATGGATCGGAAGATATTGAATGGCTTCTTACAGAGAATGTTACCATAGACTGCGGATGTATTATGGATTAATACATTGTTTGCAAAGAAATTAGAAGTCTCGCCTACAGTCAAATCATATCTATCGTAAACTGTTTCCAATTTTTTTATTGATTTAATTTTTAATGTTTGATATTTTTTCATATATTATTTCTTTGACATGATGATCTGTTTTATTTTTTATATCCGACTCCCATATAACTATGGTGTCATAGTTTTTATCCTTTGCAAGTTTTATTTTCGCGGCGTCTCTTTCCCATATTTCTTCAGCCCTCTTTTTTAATAAAGGTATGTAATCATCTTTCAGGTATTTTTGTGGGTTGGCATGGAAAATATCACCATTAAATTCTACTAATATATTGTAGTCATTTAACTTATAATCGAAAGCATATCGCCCAACTTTGTATTGTGAAGTTATATTAAACCCCTCTTCCATCAGCATTTTTCCTATAAAAATTTCTGGTTTACTTATCCTATTCGATGCTGCTGGTAATTCATTAACAAGGGATCTAGTCAAACAGAGACTATCGTTCAACCATTTTTCTCTTTCTTCCTCTGATCTGTCCAACCATGCTTGTTTTGATTTTATTGATTTGTATTCTCGGTGCCCTATGCCATATTTCTTAATATAAATCTCATCAATATTTTTAATACATACACCTTTTTCGAAGGGATTTTCTACCCCATATTTTTCTCGATATGTTTTTTTTCTTTTTTCGTCAAATTCCTTGACTTTGAAAGTTTGATCAACTCCATATCTCTCTAAGTTTGTTTTTTTATTTCTTTTCGCTCCTATTTTAGTGCCTTCTTTCGAATTTCTCGATTTGATATTATGATATTTTAATAAAAATAATGTCGTATTGTATGGTAGATCGAATTCCTGAAGCATTAAAGGTAGCGAATACTCCTTTTCGATATAATATTCTACCAACTTTTCTTTACATGTTATCTCACCATAAGTTTCTTTGAAAATATTGTATCTAAGAGTCTCCTTATCAATATTAAATTTTTTCGATGAATGTCTTATGTAAGAACCTATTTGATTTTTTTCACTTATAACTTTTTTTGTGTATGGGCAGATTAATTTCCTCATGCATATATTTAGTTCTAAATTACAAATTTTTCAGGTTTTGCAATTTAGAACTAAAAGATTATCACCTACTTTAATATTTTCGACTTTCCTATAACAACTCAAATCGGGCATCCAAACTGGATTATTTCCCGTTATGGTGATCTTTCTTCCATCCTCTAATTCAATTTCATACCATTCACCATCATTTTTTTTGTAATAATAGTCATCAACTTTCACCCACTTCACTTCATCGGCTTCAGTATCATAACCCTTGACATGGACAGGTAAACGTTCATCGACTATCTTTTTAATCGGTAGACTACCATATTCTAATGTTTCGACTGGTGTATCATGCTTTACACACCCGTGCCACTTTGATGACACCACGATATAGTCTTCAGGATTAATTTTAAAAATGTTCTTGCCCAATTGCTCAGTTTTATAATGCAGGTGCCACTGACCATCCACAATTAACTTGCTAATACCATTTCGGCTACCATCATAGAAATAATTGATGCTATTGTATAGATGCTTGCGAATGGGCAGAGGGAACACCCGAATAGATGCTTCAAGCCACTTAGGCACACGCTTCTTGGGTGTATTCGGCACACCGACCTTACCTGCTACTGCAATGTATTTCTTAACCAATAGATCATCCTTGACAGTATCAAAAGATTCTCCCAATTTAAAAATGGATTGATTTACACCGTAGTATTCGGCGAGCTTGGATACCTTGAAAAGGAATCCTTGGCTCGGAATTTCCCGGAGCTTGATAGCACGAACTCGCCCATTTGATCCAAAGAAACCCTTGGTCTTGCCATCAGCATTCTGTTCTGCTTTGTCCAGTAGGTTAGCCCATGACAGGAATTTCTGGGAGATACAAGACTCCACAGGGAAATATATGGCAGTATCTCCAATTTGGAATTGATTTTTAGCGATTACCACATCACCACCAAAAATGGATACGACTTGTAATCTTTCCGCGTTTGGGTGATCTTTGATATTATCTATTTGAATAATTGTTGCCAAGTAATTCGGATCACAATTTTTAGAAATACTAATCATAATTTTTTAAATATCTTTCCAGATAGTTCCCTTTCGGTATTTTGTTAAAAGTTCCTTGGCTTTTGGATCGAGTAATAGTTTCTTGCTTTTGAATCTGATATTTTTTCCAGTATTCATCGGGCCTTTCGAATCTCTGAAAAGCTCCCTAGTCATAAGATATCCGTGTTGCATTTTAGTGTGTGGTTACTTCTTCTCTAATCTTCTTACACTCTTGAACAATCTTCCAGACAGCGTTTGCTCCACGACCGAATTTCTGGAGCTTACCTTCTCCGACCATTTCACGGAGAATGATACCAGCAACCTGTCCCGACACACCCAAATTGGCACAGATACGATCCAGTGTCAAATGGGGAGGCTCATCCATAGTAAGAATCTCTTCTTTGCGCTTTTCATTGGCAGGAACCTTGGCAGACTTAGACTTCGCTTCTTCCACAGGAGGAACATAAAGACCCTTGAAATCGAATCCATTGGGCGACATGAGCGCAATATGAGTCTTGGTATCACCGAAACGGTTCTTGTAAACATCGATCAAGCGCATGGAATTATCTTCCTTATCGACAGTGATACGCATGTTCACATCGACCGCATGAATGACATCAGTGCCACCCTTGGGGAGACCCGTGACAGTGATATGTAGAACGAACACCAAGACACATCCAGTTTCCTTGGCAGTAGAAAGAAGCAGATCCTGAGCATACTGATTGAATTCCCTCTTCTTCATGTTCTTGTTGGAACGAAGAGCTTGGAAGCTATCGACCACCATGAAATCATAAGAGTGCATGGCAGCAGCGATTTCCTCAACATCCTTGATATGAGCAACATCCACATCAGTTACACCCAAACGCTTGCAAGTGTATGCAATCTGAATATGGGATTCTTCACCAGAGGCAATTGCACTGCGCTTGCCTTGAGTAGTGAGCATTTGTGCAACCTGACAAAGAAGTGACGATTTACCAGCACCCGGAGTGCCCGTGATGGTGATGGCACTACCGGGCATGAAGCCCTTGTAGAACTCGTTTCCAAACATCAGATCGATCTCATCGCAGCCAGTTGACATGCGATTGTAGAACGCATCAGGGATTTCGATGGACGAGCATTTAGCAAATTTTGTTTCTAGCGTGTTCAGTTGCATGATGCGAGTGTATTCTAGTTTTTAAAAAGTCGATTCAATTGCTTTGAGCAATTCCTGATAGGGTTTCCATTCTTCAGAGGACAAATCACTTTCAATTGATTTGATCAAACGAATGATCAGCTTTTCAGTGAAACTGACTTCGGCGATTTCCATGTCGATCCCACAAATGAAATCTTGGATCTCCTGCCTAGTCATTTCGTCAATGATTAGTCTCGGATTAATGTCAACTACAAGTGGTAATCTCATCTTCGATTTTATTGGTTTTCAATTGATCTTCCATGCTGGAAATGACGACATTGGCTAAATCGACAGCCCACTTCTGAGTCAGACACAGAGTTCGATGGGTCATACGCGACTTATCGTTGAAAATAATGACAGGGTAGTAACCATTCTTGACCTTGCGGTAGCTTGCTTTCATGTGTGGATTGTATTTTAGTTTTTAAACAGGTTGAGGATGGTGTCTTTCTCAAGGTTTGAAGGTGTCAGATCGACATCGCAACCCTTGGGAGAATCAACCAAGACTGCACCGCAGTATTCCAAGACATCATTCAGACGATAACAATTCTTCCAGCGTTGGATAAGTGCCTTTCGCATGATATCATTCTTACCACCAGTCTTTGATACCTGTGAGGAACCAGAAGAGAAGTTGAGAACGATTGCAGCGTTATGCTTTCCATATTTGGTTATCATACCAACGACTGTTTGCTTTTGAATGGTTTCAGTTTGAGTTGTGAACCAAACCTTATTCGGGTCCATCATATACGACTTATCGATATTCGATCCCTTTCCAATAATGATATTGAATACTGATCCCTTATCATTACCCCTGAAAACGTTATTCAGAATCAAATAATCATCATCAGCTTTCTTCATTCTGATATACTCAGTGGCACCATTTCTAGCGTCTGTCATATCACCAGAGAACATGACATCACCATCACCATAGGAATATCGTGAATTCCATCCGACTTTAGTGTTGGCGATAGACGAGAGATCCAAGTCATAAGCACCACCTGAATTTTTCCAATATATTCCCATAGCGATAGCCTCCTTGGATACGAACATGCTACCCATCGGAACATTACCGACGAACATCTTTTCAGATGTTGGGAGAGAATAGTAAACACCCTCGGGGATATAGATCTTCTTACCATTCAGATTTACACCAAATTTTTCAAAGATGATATCGTGGAGAAGCAAGATTTTCGCATCACACCATTGAGTATTTGGCTTCTTCTCTTCAACCCAAGATTTACCATTTCGAATGTTATAAACCTTACAGTCGGCATTCTTCGATTGTGACAAGAATTGCAGACACTTCGCCAATTGAAAGAAATTTGCATTCTTGATGAGATTATCCTTTTGGCTACGCAATTCTTCCAGCTTACAAGAAGCAATGTTATTGAGAATGTTTTGCTCCATAGGAACATGAAGCTTCTTACTAAGACGGGAAATCTTATTGATGATGTTGGAGTATTTGTGACCAATAGCTTTCTTGAAAGTCAGGAAAATTGGTTTGAAACGATTGAACACTTCCGCCAAGGATTCGACATCACATTTAGCCAATACCTTTTCGACATCTCGTCTTTGAGTGGAAGTCATCCCCTTGATCTTCTTGTAAGTATCATCGTTTTTGATGATAAGAGTCTCACCAGTTGCGAGATAAATAAGATACCGGACGAATTCAGATGGATCGCTTGGAACAGTTCCGACCGTTTTACAAACGATCATCAATGCTTCCTTATTCTTGATGGACTCCTTACCAGTGAATTCATAATCCAAATCGGAAAGAATTTCAATGATATCATCGATGGTTTCCTTCTTCAGGGCCACACCGGATTTAAGCAAATCAAGTGCCTTTTCGATAATCTCATCCCTCTTCAAGCCACGGATAACCGAAAATCGTGTGGTTACCTGTGGGATATCCAGATCTTCATTCGGAGTATAAACAAAAGACGATTCAAAATTCGTCCCATAAGTGGTCAGATAATGCAATACCTGATGCATCCACAATTCTTCTCTGGAAGATTCCTTGATGACCTTCCAAGACTTATGAAAAGTATCATTCAATTGCTTGCTGTTAAGCTTCTTGGACTTCAAGAATTTCTCGATATCGGCCAGAGCATAAGAAGCTGATGGCTCAATGACAGTGCCATATTCAGGTAGAATCTTGAATTCACCTTTTGATTCAGCTACGACGCAATTAAACAATTCGAGGGATTTCATAATTTTTGTTGTGTTTTAAAAGTGATGGGTGGGAAGTAAAATTTGCAGAATTAGTTAGGAACTTCCTATACCCAAAAGTTGTTTTTGTTATGTTTTAAAAGTGATGGACGGGAAGTAAATTTTCCTTAAATATGTTAGGAAATTCCTTTGTCCAAAAGTTGGAAAGTTGTTCAAACGGAAAGTATTTTTTACCAATTAAATTTTTTAGGAACTTTCTTTGTTTGAAATTTTAGCGGAGAGTATTTTCGTATTTGTTAATATATGTTAGGAACTCTCTTTGCTTGAAATTAATTTAACACTGTTTTCGTGTTTGTCAATAGTCTTCTTTTTTACCGTAGGTTCGAACTATTGACTCTGATGTTTCCGAAGATTCTTGTGGAATCGATTCGACCAGATCCAACACCTCGTTAATGGTTTCTCGATTGAGATTGGAATTGATTAGGATGTTTTCGATTTTATCAGTGATACTCATCGGAATTTTTTTGCTTATATCGATTTCGATTTTATCTTCGTGGATAGTGATGATACCTTCTTGAATCAATTTTTCAGTTACATCGTTGCAGGTTTGATTGTCTGCCCATTGTATCCTAGTTTTTTCCGAAAGATGCGGTGAAGCAAAAAGTATACACATTGTGGCAATTTCATCCAAAGAGTATTCGCCATTGAAAAGATCGAGAGGGATTGTAATGTCAGTTTGCATATTTTTCACTAATTATCTTAACACTATCCCACCAATTTGTCAAGTCGTTATTATCGCTGATCAAGTGCATGGAGTATTGCCCCGGATGCACCGAAGGAACGGAACACAATATCAAATCTTCCCTACCACAATGCACGATACTTTCTTCCATCATGTGATGGAAAGCAGGATCATAATCGATAACAGCCGTTCCACCTTCTTCTAAAGGTGCCATCCTCAACTTATAGTCCATTCAAAAAAACAGTTAAGGTTTCGATTTTGAAAAAATTATTTAGAAAACTGATTCGATTGGAAGCCTGATAAAAGGCACCGCTTTGAAAGCCAGAGTTACCATCATACACAAATGCCGTAGCATTTCCAATACGCTGATAGAATTCTGGCAATTTTTCAGATACTCCGATATCCACTAAAAAATTACCCAATCTTTGGATTGCTTCATCTGAAGAAGGTGTGGCTCCAATAAACACGAAACCAAGGTTATCACTATGATAATATTTGAGTTCGTGGATGGGTAATGTTTTTTCGGGGATCATTTTATTTTATGGAATTACTGCTTGAAATACTTCGAAGCGCGGACCTTCATCTGTTCCAGTGCTTCCGATACCTTTTCTCGACGTTCGCCGACATCGGGAAGTTGGAAATCCTTGGCATTGGCTCGCGCCACTGCAATCTTGATTCCAAGTTCACGATCCCACTTATCGATTGGATTGTGAAGAGAGAATCCGAATTTGATTTGTTCGTCTTCCTTGAAGGCCACAACGACCCCACGGGGTCTACGATTTTCGTTTCTGATATAATTGATTAACATGATGCGTGTATTGTATTCTAGTTTTTAAAGTTCGAAGGTCATTTGATTGGGATCAACGGGTTCCTGTGGTTTCGGAAAGTGATCAGTCGCGTCATAAACAGGATAAATTATAGCTTCCTTTTCCGACACTTTGGAAATTTCATGGATATCGACATCTTTTTCCCATCCGAAGTCATCCCAATCATAATCATGAATATCTTCGATAAATTCAGGAATCAAAAGATTAACATCTTGTAATTTTAATTTTTCTCCTTTGGGGATTTTGACGTAAGCCTCTGTGTATGATTTTTTAACTAAATCTACCTTGTAGTAATCGTATTCCATTTTGTATTTTTATTTTATTTCAATCATTTTGGGCCAATACAACATGTGCGATGCATCGGATTTTCCAGAATGACCTAAAGTTATATGAAGTCCTCTGAACCCATCGTTGTCTATGATTTTAAGTTCTTTCTTCATTTTGTCAAGCTCTTCCGAGTAGACTTTTAAATAAAACATTATGAATCCTTTGGTGTAGCCACCACGAATCAAATAATGATCATATTGAAATTTAATTTTCTTGCCATTGTATGCAATCGCTTTCTTCCAATCAATATCTTTATGGATTTTTTCGTTGCCTATTGTGACATGTGCGCCGTATTTCGGACTCTGTAGATTGATCCAGTATTCCTTTGAAACAAACCATGAATAATATCTGATGATATCAGCAGACAATTCAACCACAATGCGTGATTGCTTTTGATCAACTTTGATTTGTCCAGTGGTTTCTAGCACACACGAATTGTATTCTAGTTTTTACCAGACGCAACACACTTCAAAAGCGTGGTCACATTCGGGACAATTAACTTCCAAATTATCGCTATATTTCGTGTCGTGTTCTGGAATATCCAATTTTCTACCATCCCAGAAATCGGGATAATCGAGAAGATTTACATATTCCCCACATTTCGGGCAGTGACAATTAAGCTCAACTTCCCACTGTGCTTCGATGGATGATTTTTGCATAATTATTTTAAAGAATCCAATGAGGTTTGTTTCTCTTCCATTCGTGGATATGCTTTTTATCCAGCAAAATATATTGCCTGTATTTTTCAGTGGCTGGAAGAGACTCGAAATTAGGTAGAGTCCGACAAACACAATCATCTGCAATTGCGATAGCAAAAGGTGTCAGATCGAAAGAATCGAAACCCAATAGATGAGCATGATCTTCACACCATTCAAGGACAGCTTTAGATTTGTGAACCTTCCCATACCGTGCCGTATATTCATCGGAGATCGCATGAGCATGTGCAATGAGCCATTGGAAATTATCATAACTCATTCTGGTCCAAATGCTGGACGGATGATTCCTGTGACTCGGCTTGTATGGTGCTTCAATACCTTGTTCGTGATAAGCAGTGCATAGAAGCTGCGAACTTTCGAGCAACATCTTAATACAATGTTTATTTACAAGCCATCTTGCTGATTGATCAGGACAATCTGAGGTAGAGAAGATATTAATAATTTTAAAAAGTTAGAGTTAAATGAAATATTTGTGATCGCAAGTATCCTCTAGTTTTTAAGACGAAAAGTGTCCCGTGTTTCAGAGACTCTTTTCGGAATTTTCGATTAGAATGAACGAACACCGTTCAACCTCATCTCAGTCGCCAGATCGCGCACATCGACATTCTTCCATTGAGCAGTGTGCTGATTGAGCTTCACAGCAACCTTTGAACCTCCACCCAACATGTGGAAAGATCCGTCTCTCAATTGCACCATCTGAACATTAAAAATCTTCGGGTGCTTACGTTGGTCACGGCTTCTAAGCCACTGCTTGTTCTTCCTATTTGTATTGTTGTTTTCCATAATCATTTTTATGTTACTATTGTTTCTCAAATTGTCAACCATCAATGATGATCATTGATCTGGATTTCTTTGGTTGACATGACTTCTTCAATTTCTGAAAAGGACCAGATATCCTTTTTATATTCCCACGAACAATCCAAACATTTACCCATATGATATTCAGGGTTTCTTGTTTGGTCTGTATTGTGAGAATGACCATGCAGGTGCCAAGAACCTTTGGAATTCCAATTCCAAGTTCTCAGTGGGAAATGCTGTAACACAATTCCCTTTTTACCAATTTGTATTTCCTGATAATTACCAAGAAACATCAAATTATCCACTTGAAGAGGATACACCTCTATGTCTTCAAATCCGTATTTCTCTTGGACTGCCTTTTTGTAGACCCGATAAACCTGACTTTCGTGGTTGCCAAACAGAAGACGAATATTTCGACATTCGATTCTTTTGAACCACTCCAATACCTGTTCATCGGTGGTGTTCAGGAATCCATCACCAAGAAAATATAAAATACCATTACGACCAACTCTTGCGTTGATTTTATTGACGACATCATCCAATGACTCTTGAGGAGAAGCATAGCCTCTCATCTGCCAAATTGGTGTCGGCCATTTTGGATCGTGGAAATTGTGCCAATCGCTTGAGAAGAAAATATCGTTCCTTTCTTCCCATCTATGTTTAATAATTTTGTTCATGCACCGCTCTTGATTCGTTGAATGATTTCTTCCATTCCTTGAATAATCTCCACGTTCTTGTCCGTTTCGACTACCAAGCATGGGACGTTCCGAATGCCATGCTTTCGGAACCATCCGATATCTTCAATATCGCTATAATTCTTTTTTTCAACAGACAAACCCAATTTCTCCAATTTTGATTTGAGCATATGACAAGGACCGCATGTGCTGCTAGTTGCCAATGTGATGCTTACCGAATTGGTGGAATTATTATTTTCTTGTGTTTCTTCAGACATATTAATTTAATTTTTTAGCTACGATTTGCGAGATTCTCTTGTTGTCACATTGTCCATTGGCGGATTCAGCGACAGCTTTGATCACTCGGCCCATGTCCTTTTTACCAGATGCTCCGAGATTGTCAATAGCCAATTGGACATTGGTTTCCAACTGTTCATCGGACCATTCGACTGGTAGATATCCCTGAAGAACGGAAATCTCTGCCAATTCTTTATTTGCTAATTCTTCTCTTCCACCATTGCGGAATTGATCAGCAGAATCCTGCCGCTGTGTGATTTGTTTACGAATTAGACCGACAATCTCAGCAGAAGAGAGTTCACCCTTTTTAGCAATTTGAGCATTCTCAATCGCACTCTTCAACATTCGCAACACACCCAAATCCAATTGGGTCTTTTCGCGCATGGCTTTGACAGTATCTTCTTTAATTTTGTTCAACATACACTGAATTCTTTCTTTTTATCTTTTAATTTGTTTTTTAAATATCTAGGATCTTTTCCATTGCTTTACGAACAACCTTATCATCGATTTCTCGATTATCAAGCAGAATAAATGCAATAGGTGTCTTCCACCCACTGAATTCCTGTTGGATAGTCATTGCCTGTTCCTTTCGGGTATCATAATGACGGATATTTCGGTCGATAGCATCACGCATTTTTTCAACACCTTTCACGAATTGTGCATAAGCATCAGTGATTTGCAGTGCTTCATCCTTGATTTTTTCAGCGACTTCGTAATCGATGTGATCAACAGTATAATTATAAAATTCCTGATATTCAGTGAATCTCGGTGACTCTAAAAAGAATTCCAAGACATGGGAAACGCTACGCAATCCAGTGGCAAGGCGATGCACAGAGCAATACCAACTACCCTTGATTTTACGCATCTTGTTGCTCTCTGAATAGAGAACGACACCTTCTTTCCCCACCCACATTTCAACATCATCGATACATTCCTGAATGGAATTATAATGATATTTTTCTGGGCGAGGAATATCCAGATCTTTAGCCAAATCATCCAAATGGGATTGTGAGAACATCTTACCAGTAACCTTATGGATACCACCGATCAAAGACAATTTTGGTTCGGGAAACCCACCAATAACAATAACATTGTTGTTGGTCTGCCATTCGCAAAGATAGGTAATTTCAGAATCTTGGATTACGTAATCGAAGAATTTTTTATATTTTTCCAGAAGGAAATCCAATTCGTGTCCATTCGGAAGCTGTCTCAGATCCACTGTTCCTCTGGTTCTAGCAACCAGTTGATTCTTGTATGAATCGAAAATACCCAGAGATCCATCAAGCTTTTCATAAGCATAGAAAGATTCATTGATTGGGAATTTATCCAAATCCGGTTGCTCGGACCAATTAAAGAATTTCGGAAATGAACGCGAAACAATGAAATGATCAGACTTACGGACCACCATTGAACGGAACTTCATAGTCTCTTCCGTCCATTTCACGCCGATTTCTTTTGGCGTGATTAACCAGCAATCATCGCCAAGCACTACACAATCTTTGAAATTGAATTCTTCTGGATTCGGGAGCTTCATGCAGCGATGATATTCTAGTTTTTAAAAGTAACGATTGACTGTATTTTTAAATGAGTTGTTTCAAGACTTCATTGATATTCGCAGCACCCCATTGGTTTGCGCTATGCACATGACACACTGGGGTTTTGACCTTACCAGATTCTTTCCACTTTTCAATGAGGTATTCAGCGCAATGCTTACCAGTTTCAACTTTTAAATTGCCATATTCGATAATACCTGTTTTGGATGTTACGTCAAAATAATGATCCATGTGTTCTGGATGTAAGTCGTGATCAAAGCTGATCACATCAGGAATACCGTTCTTCTCAATATACGCTACGAAATCTTTGTAAGTTCGAACAATATCCCAATCACCATTAGGAATACCAGAAATATTTTCGAGGGATTTACCAGAAATAATGAATTTATTTTCGTCTCGTCTTGGGTAGATCCAAGCATCTTTCGGAAAACGGATGTCATCGATGAATACGTTCATTTCTTTAATATTTATAAATTTTTTACCAATGATGGATAGCATTTGCGATAATGAAGAAGCAGGTAATGAGGTTGACCACCCAGAACACAGTGCGAATGATTGCTACAATATCTGCTTCTTTATCATCAATGAGGGCTTTTTGCCCCATCGCATTAGCCCAGATTCTCCAAATTTTTTTTACGCTTTTCAATTTTTCCAGTTTCTTCGCCCCAGATAATCATCGGGCATATGTGTTCATCTGATTTATTTGCTGAATTCTGCTTTTACAATTTTCCCATTTTCTACTGTAAGGGAATATACAGGCGAACCTTCGTATCGCACTTCATCATTTATAATAACACCAACGCTATATTTGTAACGAAGAATTGCAAGATCACTTTCATAGAAACCAATCAATTCTTCAGGTTGGATCTCTGGGGCTTCCCAATCAAAAGAATGCATATTGAAAAATACATTAGGATCGGTGAATTCTTCCAACCAAACATAAGTGGTGGATGAATTGAGTTGAACATCCCGAACTGTATAGGTTTTACCTATTTCAAGTAGATTTTTTTCCGCATCCACAGTAGCGCGGAAGAATGCGAATTTTGCTGGTTGTCTGAACACGATCTTTTGGCCAACTTTTGGAAGACCGTGTAGAATTTTACGATTGTTGAATAATGATCCCATAATTTTATTTATTTTTATCTTGGAATTTCGATGTATCCGATTTCCTCACAATTTTCACATGGATGGCGTTGAGAATCCTCTACGTCAGAACCACATGGCTCCCCGTTTTCATCATACGCTTGGTGTTCAATTGCGTCATTATCACAAACAGGACATTTACGAAATTGTATTTTGCCAGTAATTACATTTCTGATCCAGTCTGGTGAGCATTCGATATATGACATAATATATTTTATTCTTTTTCAATCAGGCGATAATGATTACGATAACCTGTTACGAAATAGTAATATCGCACTCGTTCGATTGTTTCCAACCAAACCCAACAATCTTTAGTTGGATCGTTGGTGGATACTTTACGTGGCAGGATACTAAAAAATTTATGCCATTGTTTCAGTCGTGCTTCTCTCGCCATATCAGATTCTACAAGTAGTCTCATGGTTTTAAAATTGTATGCTTAATACCCTTTAGTCTTCTTCGGTAATGTTGGCAAATTCGTAAGTGACGATATGGCCATCTGCAAAGCCTTCTTCAATAAGATTGTTGTTCTTATCAAATGTTTTGGTGAGAACATCACCACTTGGATATTTTTCAGAAATGCGATTGCCCCGATCATCATAAGCGTATTCATACCTACGGCCACTTGGATATGTTTCAGAAATCAGATTGTTGCGCTCATCATATTCAAAAGTGTATACATTACCATTTGAATTAGACTCGGAAATCTTGTTATTCCGTTCATCATACTTAAAAGTGACAGTGTCGCCATTACTCCACTTAGTAGTGATACGGTTGTTACGTTCGTCGTAAGTATATTTAATTTTGCCGAATACCGACTCTTCAGAAATCAGATTGTTGCGCTTGTCGTATTTATAGGTGATTGTGCCGTAAGTTGTAGAGGTTTCGGAAATCTTGTTGTTACGTTCATCGTATTGAAACGTGACTTCGCTGAACAGCGTTGACTCAAAGATAATATTTCCCCGCTCGTTATATTCGCGGATTGGGAATTGCTTCTTCATATACTCAGTATATTCCTCTTGAGGAATCACGCGCAACACCCGGAACTTATCGGTAACACTCTTATCACCCCTCGTTTCAATCTTGCCGAGAACCTCAATCTCAAGCAGAATAAAGTCATTATTGGGAGAGTAATAACCAAGAACGTCCTCCATCTTTTGACAGAAATGGAATCCGTATTTACACATTTCCATTCGATCAGAGGTATAAGTCTTGCCGACTTTATAGGTTTGATTACGGCACTTGAAATTATAGGTAGCTTTGTAAGCGATCATGGGAGAATGATACTTTAGTTTTTATTCGTCGTTATTTGATTCAGGAAATCGTTCCACGTAAGATGCAATTCCATCGTTATGATCATCCAAACAAATCAAAGCATTGTTGAGCATCGCTTTGATTTCATTGATCGAAAGGTTTGAAGTGTCGGAAGATGTAGTAAGCCAACCTTCCACATAATTACGGACTTGTTGGATTGTGAATTTGTCAGACATAAGATGGAACTAGATTTTTATCAATGTATGCATACCAATCCTCTTTGTTTGTAAAGAATGGAATGTTGTAGCGTTCACACACCACACGAACATTACCTTGTCGCCAATATCCATCAGGACAGCAGACAATCAACTTTCGTTGGCTCGCATACAGTCCAAGTTCAAGAAGACTGATTGGACTTTTTGTATTGGGATCAAAATACATGGCGATGATATCAGAATCATCAAGCATGTCAAGCTCCCAATTAACCTGTTCGTTGAATTGGTCGCTATTATGATCCCAAGTAGCATCCCAATCATCCCGTCGAGGATTAAAGAACAATACACCTTTAGGATACCTTGCAACGAATTGATCTTGCCATTTCTCAGCCGATCCCATTTCAATGCTACCAGCTAGGAAGATGGCAACATCAGCATTATACAATTCAACATCACTTCCAAAAGGATCGGGAAGTCTGGTCGGTGCTTTAATCTCAACGGAATTCATATTAAATTGGGAAGTGCCCGTATTCGAATTGAACGAGGTTAGGAAAGAGTGTAAGCAATACGGCTGCTTCAGCATCAGAGATATGTATAACTTCGAAACGCCTTAAAAATCGGCTGAATGAAGTGTATTGATTTTCTTCATTAGTTCCAAAGTAAACCTCAAAACAGCAATCTTCTTCATCATCAATGTCCAATTCATCTTTGAATTTATCGATAGCTTTTTGCCAGTCTTGTTCGCTTTTGAAAAGCTTAAACCCGCTGACATCCATTTCATCAGCCCAATTGTCGTCAAATTTTACCAGTAGCATATTGTTGTTAATTTATATTAAGTGTGTGATCAGATGTTTGAACTAGAATTATTTTACCACCGGGTGAAGTCTCCACGGCAACCATAATGTTAATGAAGTTTGGATGTATCAATATGTGAACACCATTATACACCACAAATTGATAACCTTTTTTGATTATGGTATTATGAATCATATTTTTGTTTTTGTAAAGGGATGACCCGGATTTCACGTTCGTTCGTTAAACATACAGCAACCTTGCACTTGGAATCGAACCTTGCATGTTTAGTCTCTATCGGGTCGTTAGGTGTTCACGTATACACCCCTATTCAGTAATGTTATATACCATTCCGAAA